GTAGAGCTCTAGGTTCTGCTCGATTCCGCGCCTTTCTTCGTTAGCTGCACGTTTTGCTAATTGCTCCGCTTCGGTCTTTACCTTTTTGTTAGTGGCGCCTTCCTGTTTGCGCGCATTCTCAAGGTTGTAGATTTCCGCTGCAAGCTTCTGAGCCTCAGCAATCTCTTCAGGCTTGGCTGTAGCGCCGAGCTTTTGCTTAGCCTGTAGCTTTGCGCGCTCAACGCCTACCAAGCGAGTAAGTTCCGCTTCTTTCTGTAAGTCGTCCAACGCCTTTTGCGAGTCGGTTTTAGGGGCGTTCTTTGGCGCGGTTATCTTTAGCTTTCCAGTATCACCTTTCTGCTCTTCAACGCGGCGATCCTGTATTGCCTTGATCTCTGCGTTGTAGCCGGCAATTCGTGCCTTAGTTGTTTCTGCTGTGGCGTTCAGACCATGCTTAAGCTGGGTTTCGTATTGTTGCTCTGCTGTTGCCCTGTCGCGCACAAGGTTGGCTAGCTTCTCCTGATCGGTAAGCTGGCCTGATGTCAGAGCGATTCCTTTTGCTACAGCATCAAGCGCCTTTGCAAGAGCCTGAGATGCACCCGCCGCTTGGTCAATCTTAGATATTGCCACGCCCATGGAGTTGACGATTGCGTTAGAGGCATCACCGACGCTGCGAGGAACTTTACGAAATTCGGTGTTGACCTTGCCTGTCTGCTCGTAAACAGCCGTAAGCACGCGGTCAATCGTCAGCTTCCCATCAAGCATCTGCTGGCGCAGTTCGTTGAACGGAATGCCAAGGCCATCAGCAATCTTGCGGCCAAGCTCCGGCATTTGCTCGATAATGCTGTTGAATTCCTCGGCTCGCAGCGTGCCGCCCGCAACCGCCTGGCTGAACTGGCGCAATGCAGCGCTGATCTCTTCAGCGCTAGACCCGCCTATCTTGCCAATCTTTTGCAATGTGTCGGTCAAGCTAAGGACTTGATCGCGAGTAACGCCAAGGCTGCGCAGAGATGCAGTCAGGCTCTCCCACAGCTTGATAGTCGTTGTCAGGTCTGAGCCGCCAGCAGAAGATATCTGGATCAGCGCCGCATAGTTGGTCTTGGCATCCGTCGCGCTTGCAGACAGTCGAGTAACGCGAGATTCAAGCAGCGTGAATTGCTCACTTAGCTTTTGCAGGTTAGTAAGCGCCTGAATGCTGACAATGCCAGCAATAGCGCCGGCCAATGGAGCCATGGCGAAGCTGAATTTAGACGATTTGGACCCGGCAGTATCCATGCTCTTGCCGAGAGTGGTCATGCTCTTAGACGAACCGGCAGCAGCTTTATCCGTCTTGCTGAATCCGGTTTGCAGGTTGTCGAGCTGCTTGTTTACAGCGCCGGTTCCAGATACTACCTTTTGGGTTTCGATATCGACGGTGTACTGAATTCCGCCCGCATTTATAGTCATTTCTTCACCTGATGCTTACGCAATCTGTTAATCTCAGCGAGCCGCGACATTGCTTCGTCGTGTTCGTCAAGGCTTGGGAGCGTTTCGGGCTTGCCAAATTTGGATTGCATGGCGCCAGAGAATTCGGTCATGGTCAGATTCCAGGCCTCGGCAGTTGACATGCCTAGATGCGCGACGGCTTGGGATACAAAGTCGCGGGCCTTGAATTCTGGCGTGAATTCTTCCACCGGCTTGGCCGGCAGACCTTCAGGCGCTAAACCGATAACGCCGTGGCGCATCAGTGAGCGCGCAAGGTGAACCATGTCCGAGGCTGGCATGATCCCCATAACGAACGAGCCCCAGCGTGTACCCATATGGCCCAGCAAAGGCGCTGCGTCGTCTTCACAGCACGTCAATAGAACGTCATACGCCGTAGCCATGACTTCTCGCTCCCACGCCCTGTACGACTCCACAGGCCATATAGGATTGATCTTTGGCGAAGAAAACAGGATGGCGAATTTCTCCACGATCTCGGCTGGCGAACCTAGAGAATCCATGGCAGAAAGGCTTGGGCGGAACAGCCAGTCTCGGTCGCCTGCGCTAACCCCGATTTCCCCAATTGACGTGATGGGCTTGCGCATTTTCGTGCGTCCATAAAAATAGTGGTTTATTTTATCATGTGGGGGTTGACGAGCCCTGAGCGCCGGTCTAATCTCTGTTTAACGAAACGAACAACGGAGTAAGACGAAATGAGCAAGCAACTGAAACCCGGCCTGACCATCGACACCCACACCCCTGCATACGGCTTCGCAATTGGCGAAACCATCTACACCGTGTGTGACTCTGTTGGGGTCGTGTTCACTACCACCAATCCAGCAAAACTGGAGCGGTTCTATGTTCAAGGTTGAATATCATGGCGCGATGACGACCGCGAAAGCGGTTTGTCATCGGTGCAAAGCTGAAGCCCCGGCGCACATCTGGTCAATGACGGATTCCATCACGCAGTGCGTGACCCCCACCGGATGGGCTGAAAGGCTGGATGGCCGAATGCTGCGGCTTTACTGCCCAGGATGCGCATAACCAACCCCGCCCACCTCAAGCCCCTTAACTAGGGGCTGAGTCAGTGCAAAGACAGCACTTTTACTGCGACGAAAGCCATATGGGGTGAGTAGGTTCCATCTTCAGAGGATACGAAAATGCGCCCGACCGGCTAAAACCGGCACAAACAAAAAGCCCCTCAATCGAGGGGCTTTCTTTTAGCCTAAGAGAATCAGGCCGTGACGGTAATCGTCGAGGTGTCAGACTTAGTAGGATCACTAACAGAGGTAGCGGTGATAACCACAGTGCCAGCAGCAACACCAGTAACCACGCCGCTAGCCGATACGGTGGCAGTCGCTGGCGTTGCCGAAGACCACGTCACGCTCTGAACAGCAGCAGCAGGACTAACGACAGCAGCCAGGTTAGTGACGTTGCCGACTTCGACGCTAGCAGTGGCCGGCGAAACCGAAACAGCCGAAACGGCAATCGGAGTATCTTCCACGATAACGCTAGGCAGGCCACCAGGACGACCGGTTGCGCTTGCAGTCAGGGAGTAGGTAGCGATCTCGTCGTACGGGAACTCTTGACTGAACTCGGTCAGGATGCAGAAGCCGATAACGGTGTTGATCGGGCCAGTCAGACGGATCCAGGCATACGGCTGCTCATCAGTTACAAAGTGATTGAACAGAAGTTGTTGGTTGGTCGTGGTGCCGTCGTCACGCTTGGTCACGCCATCAATCGAAACTTCGAAGGTCTTGTAGGTGATCAGAGTGTCTCGGAAGCTACCCACCGAGTCATCAGCGGTCGCGTCCACGGTATCGGCAGACATGGTGATCGACTTGTTGCGAGCCGCACCCAAAGGCAGCCAGGTAAGCGTCATAGGATCTACATCACCGCAAGCAAGTGCAAACTCAGCGAGTACGCTCTTACCTACGAATTTGGAACTTGCACAGTTAAGGGCCACAAGGCACCTCCTTTGAAGTTGAAAGTACCGCCCAAAACGAGCAGATACGGATAGTTTAACACGTCAGTTCGAAGTTAATTTCTACCCACGGTCTGTTCGTTTCCGTGTAATACGGTCCCTGAATAGAACCTATCGGTCTGATATTGATCATGCAGCTAGTTGAAAAGTGTTCGATGGCTGCGTCAAACAGGGACTCCGCGAACAGTTCGGCAGGCTCAGTATCACCAAGCGCCCGACCATTGGCGCGACCCGTAACGATTACGCGAATCTGCGGATACTGGATTTCGCCATTAGGCGAGCGTCCTTGGTTAGACCATACGGCTACGAACTTCTTTGCGGAATTGTTAGTCTCTTCCCACATGCCACGACTAAACGTGTACCCCGTCGCAGTCACGTACGCTTCTAGCCAATCGCGAAACAGGTTGATAGGTGTATGGCTCATTTTAGTTTCATATGCCTTTCAATAGTGGCATCGATATCCCGGCGCGCATCTGAGTCTTCGAATGCCTTGCGCAGGAACTCGGGCTCAGCATCTGGATCCCACACGTTACCGCGTGACGGATTAGTGGCAGAGCGTGGCGTATTCGTACCCTTTAGCGTTCCCTTGGCGTCGTGTACGGCTGCTGCGTATGCGGCTGTGTAGCTTAGGCTTCCTACTACTTTGCTACCAATAGTCCAGACTTGCCTAACCTGACTATTTATAAGGTTGCTTGTATCAATCGGCGTCATAGTTGCTGCATAGCCGGAAGCCACAATAAGAACTTCTTGTAGCGCCTTCTCTGTAAGAGTCCCCTTAATATTGCGAAGCTCTTTGGCTAGATTCTTTCTAACCTGATCAAGGCCCTTGACTGGCATCAGGAAGTTTCCAAGTCATATTCATCTTCATACCCAAATGCAGACATACCATGACGCGCAATCTTGCGAATCTCTGCGGCTTGTACTGCATCCCAGGTCTGCGCGGTCGTGTCGCCGTATGCGATGCGGTCTAGGTACTGCGGACGGATATCGCCCGTGTAGTAAATGTCACGCGTTACGAACTCTGCGCCTTCAGTGTCGCGTGATTGCCTGGATACGCCTTCATGACCGCACAAGATCAGGTAAGGGGTGCCGTATGTGACGCCACCGCCCCAATCTGAATCAGCTAGACGCGGGTATACAGTTGCCGTGTCGATCATGTACCAGGCGGACATTAAGGCCATGTCAATACTCCATCATGTAACAGGGATCGCCAATATCGACAAGGTCTTTGACTTCCTTTCTCTCCCTGGCGCGCTCGATTCCATTACATAGCTTCTTGATTTCTCGACCATGGCCCATGCCGCTAGCTGGGCGCCGCGACCAATAGTCATAACCTGGAGCCTTGCTACCTTTCACCGTTCTGCTCATCAGCAGCACTTCCCGCCAGTAGAAACCCAAAGGCCAGCAGTATTGCCCGTCTCAGGAATCAGCCCCCAAGTGCAGCCGGTCTTGTCCAGACCGTAGAGCAGTGAGCGAACATTACGGAATGCATCTGCCTCATTGGTGTACCTGAAAGACTGGCTAGCGCCACTAGGTGCAGTTTGCGAACTGATATAGCGGTAAGACGCTGGCAGCGCAAGGAGTGTGAACAGGTATAGGTAAACGAGCAGGATCTTTGCCGGACTCAGGCCTTGAGCTTCAAGGCACGCCTGCACGTCAGGATCTACCTCAAGCAGCGCCTCAAGTACAAAATCGGGGGCAAGAGGTACGCCCATAGCTGTCAGAAATTCTTTGAGCTGCGCCAACGTAGGCATTTTCGCCACCTGAAAAAATATTCAGCCTATTTTAGCATGAGGGGTTGACGAACATATTCAGCATGCTATCTTTGGGTCTCTTAGAGACGAAATGCTTCGATATGCAGATCATCAAGCCAGAGGATAGGATTATGTGAACCGCAAAGATGCCTCAGTTAAGGCCACGGACGTAGCCGGAGAGGATTGAAAAGTAAAAGCCCTCAATCACGAGGGCTTTTTTGTGTCTTTCGTTTAGGCTCCGGGCTGGCAACCTCAAGCTTCCTAACAGGCTCGTCAGGCAGCACAACGCACTTACCCTTAAGCCACTGAGGACATTCTGCCGCCTCGACTACATCGCCAGCCTCAAGGCCGTTCGCGGGGTATGTGACGCGGAATCTAGCCATTACTCTTTATCCTTTGGTGGGCGACCACGGCGAGGGGCTTCGACTTCTACCGATTCAACCTCGACAGCCTTGTTGACCAGCGTTGCAGGCATCGTTTCATGCTTGACTCGTGCGCCAACCTCAAGCTCTACGCCATCAGCAAAAACGCCTTTCTCGGTAATCTCAAATTCTTTCATTTCTATTCCTCAATAAAAAGGGGCCCGCTAAGGCCCCTATTTTAACCTAGAAGGTTATGCGCCCTTAACAAACTGCGCGTAACCAGCATTACCAGATGCATCACGCTTGAACTGCGGAGCTACTGCGGTCATGATCTGGAAGCTGTACTCGTCGGTGAAGTTTTTACGTTCAATCGGCATGGTGGTAACAGGCATCGCAGTCAGGATCTCCAGCACTCGGCGCTCTTTCACGACGGCGAGGATTTCGTTAACTGGGACCGAGGTCGAAGGAACGATAGCCACAACACCAGGGATAGCCATCAAGCGAGCCAGGATGGTGTTCTGAGGAGCTGCGGTAACGTAGTCGTTAACCGATGCAGCGAACCAGTCACCATAGTTGACGTACAGGGTGGCGCCGCCGTAGTAGTTCTTGGCTTGCAGGCCAAGCAGCACTTTGGTGATAGCCGAAACCCACTGAGCGCCGGTAGCGGTTACCAGATCGAAGTTGCCGAAGTTGCCGGTAGCACGACCAGGGGCGGTACGCAGGCCGAAAATCTGAGAGCCCGCAACATTGTACTTGGCGTCACCGTTAACGATCAGGTCTTCCATTTTCTCGATGATGCGGCGGTTGCCATTGTCACGAGTAGCAGCGTCCAGATACTGCCAGCCCCCATCCTGACGAGCGGCTTCAACATCGCGCCAGCCGAAGGTGAAGGTGGTGTCGTAGATCGGAACTGGAGTGCCTTCGTAGTCGATAACTGGGGCGTCTGCCTTGGCGCGGCTACGACCATCAATCGAACTGTTCACTTCGCCGGAGTCGGTGACTTTGGAGAAGTAGTGCAGAACCTTGCCGATTGGCACGTTGCGCTGCAAGCTCGCTAGGTCGTTGAACACTCCAAGCTGAGCACGCTGCAAGGTGATCAGGTCATTGTCGTAGGTAGCCCAGGCATCGCGAGGGATGGTATATGCGTTACCGATCAGCTCGCCCTCGCTTTCTTTCGCGAGACGTTCCTGGCGGGCATTGTGAGCGCGGCGCTTACCGAGTACGGCGGCCTCTTGCTCTTTGTTAAAAGTCAGAATAGGCATTATGCAGGCACCACGTAAGAGTTAGCGAGAATACGGACATCACCCAAGCCGTTTGCAGCGATGGCACGGGAAGCTGCCTCGTCGAATACGGCTACAGCGACTTCACCGGTTGCGGCTGCTTTGAACTGGCCGTTAGCGATGCTCAGGACGGCGCCAGGTGCATAGGTAGCAGCAGCAAAGCGGACGTTGAACTCGTACTGAGGAACCGGCTTGAAAGCCTCGCCAGTTTCGCCAGCAGGGATCGCAGTATCAACGGTTTCACCGATGTAGGCGCGGTTGTGGGTGATGAAGAAATCCACTTCCGAAGTTGCAGCCAGCACGAACTGACCAGCAGTGATCGAAACCGCCAAGCCTGGCAGGGTAGATGCGGTGAACTTCAGAGTGCGCGAATCAGGCTGTGCGAGATGCACAGGACCACGCCAGATAACGTTAGCCATTATTTGGCCTCCTGATCAGCGGTATTCAGGCTGTAGCCTTCGAACTCGTCTTTGGCATTGGTAGCCGGAGCGCCAGGCAACAGACCGGCAGCGGTTTGAACGCTGGCGAACATTGCATCCAGGGCTTCACCGCTCAGGGCGTTTGCTACAACTTCGCCATGTACAGCGGCCACGGCAGCGCGCTTGTCTTTCAGGCCGGATTCGGCATTGGCAGTGATAGCGGCGTTAGCTGCCAATACACCTGCCTTGAGTTTTTCGTTTTCGGCCTGTACAGAAGCGAGGGAAGCATTAGTAGCCTCAAGCGCTTTGTCTACAATGGCCTGAACCTGCTCAGGGGTCATATCTACTTCCTCGTTAACGTTTGCCTGTACAGGCGATTTAGTTTTGGTACTGAAATATTTTAGCACGCTTCGAACGTGCTCAAGCATGGAGTTAGTTTTCACCTTGTAAGACGTTTCAACTACTACAGGTTTGGCCTCACCAGTAAGAATCGGATTATCACCTTCATAGTGATAGTCGATTGTATAGGTGCCTTCTGGCGTCACGTAGATCAATGCGCGATCGTCGAAGTCTTGCACGTATGCGTAAGAATCCGAAGTGGCAAACCGCTCCTTGACTGCCTCGCTCAATATGGCAAGCTTCTCGCCGTATGAGTCGTCTAGGGCGTCTTCGTTGACTACTGGAATCGCAGAGTTGATAACGAAGGTCTTGTTGACCATCATGCCTACGCCGTCAGCAGGGGTAGCTGCGCCTGTTTCGCCGATCAGGATAGCGTCATGATCCAGACTCATATTTCGTGCGATCCAGTTGTATCCGTCCGCATTAGGCGTCATCTCTCGGTCAAGAAAGATTCCCGTGGATGTATGCACCGGCTCGCCTTTGTCGATAGCGCTAAGCACTTGCCGACCGCCTTCTGTGTTCTTTGCGTATTCAACATCCAACCACTTCTCGACCGAAATTCTGTTGCCGACACGCTTAACGTTTCGATTCCATGCCCCGACGTGATACGAGTTGATAGCTTCAGGTTGCCTGGCGCTAACGTACTCTCCATCAACTTGAGGATGACCTAGGGGCGCTAGAGTGCCTTCAAGGCTTGCGTATGCCTTCTCGATCTCGTCATGCGGATACAGGCCGCCATTCATGATTACTTCGTCTGGCAAAGTAAACGACGGGATGACGATATGCTCGCGACCGTTGTGCTGCTCACGACGGATTGAAGCGGCGTTAACCGCTACTCGGACGTTGACTCGCGTACTTGTGGCGTCGGCGGTCGAGTTAGCGACGAACGACTGTTTCGATTTCAGCATGTAATCTGAACTCCTGTTTGCGGCATGGTGCGCAGATATTCCGATAGCTTTGATGTATCTTGCGGATAGCCAATTGTCGGCATCGAAACGACTTGGCGATCTGGAGTTTTCTTATCGAATACCAGCTTCAAATGATCTTGGATAATCTTCCACTCATCGGCATCAGGCAGACGACCATTCGTGATCTCGCTGTAACCTTGCAACCAATACGCAAACTGTTCTGTATTCACAGGGCTAGCCCTCCAATAGATAGCCGATAGTTTACCATGCCAAATTCTGGACAAAAGAAAGCCCTCGGGTTAAGAGGGCTTTGGTTGATGTTAGCGGTTATGGGCGGATGATGAATTTCAAACCTTCAGCTTCATCATCGAACCAATCGCAGCTAGACGTACCACCAATATCATCAAACACGCTAAATGAATCATCCTTTACCCATTCAACCGTGTATTGATTGCCTTTGGTGTAGACTCCTGGGTAGCCACTGGTTAAACACTCAACAATATCCCCGGCCTTCCAGTTACGCCAATCGCTCATATCAAGAGTCGCATAAATCTTATCGAGGCTCGAATTGATCTTATCGATGAGCGCAAACCCCTCACTAGCCAATCGCTCAATCAGCTCGTCACGCTCGCGGGTGAATTTCTCGATGTATGCGTTTAGTTCGGTTACTTGGTCGCGCCACTTGAAGGGCGTTTCCATTTGTTCGGTCTTGGATTCCACGCTGCATACTCCTGATGGAAATTGAATATCCCGCTCAAGCTGGTTGAGTGGTTCGCCTTCTGGTGCGCCTGGGAATGGGCCTACACAGCTAATTACCGCATCCTTCGCGCCCTGTACAAGCTCTAGACCGTCCTTAGCTTCTGGCTGGTTGAGAACCTTGTAAGCCATGATGTCGTTCTTGCTGCCATCATGCTTCCATACAATATCCATTGCTGCCTTGTGGGTTCCGTGTTCAGCAGTCTGGAAGTGGACATCAACCACTTCGCCATCACGATACCGCGTGCTTACCTTTGTGCCAGCGGGTACAGGACACTTACCACCCCGATGCCGCTTCCACTCGCCACCCTTCTGACGGTCGCGCTCGGCTTGCCATTGGGCGCGGGTTACAACGGATTCATTGTAATCTTCGGCCAGCTCTTCTCTTGTCAATTGGTCTACCGGGCATGAATATGCAATCTTCCAGTGATCATCGCTGAAAATAAGAGGGCCATCATCCTCCCACGAAGCAATCCAGCCATCACTATCCTGCGTCAAGTATTTAACATTGAATCCATCTGTGGGCCAAACAGCCAATTCCCGCGCCAACAATTCAACCAATTTCATCGCCAAACCCTCCTGTTAATGTCCGCAAACCTTAGCCCATCCCGCGCAATCCTGCAACCTGTATAATGAGGATAATTTACGAGGCCCTATTTTATGACTGTCAATGCACAAATGACGCCCGCTCTTCAGATGGCGCTTAACTCCGCGCTGAGCGAGCGGGCTACCATCATGGCTAGGCAATCGCTTATGCGCGCTAGCAGTGATAGCTCCAGGCCCTGCGCATGGGATTCCTTCGGGTACAAGGAAAGTCTGTGCTTCTCTGATTTCTATCGCATGTTTGAGCGAGGCGGAATCGCACACGGCGCCATCATGACGCTGACAGAGGCTTGCTGGTCAGAAGACCCGCAAGTCATTGAGGGTTCAGAAGAGGATCGCGCAGAGAACCCTACGGCATGGGAGGAGAGCTTTAAGAGGCTGGCTAAACGCCTAAAGCTATGGGAAAAATTCCGTGATTGCGATATGCGCCGTCTTGTTGGTCGCTATTCCGGCATCCTCCTGCAATTCAAAGATTCTAAGCAATGGGATAAGCCTGTAGTTCGCGCATCCGAAGCCCAGCTTGTAAATATCATTCCGGCGTGGGAGGGCCAGCTAACCGTATCGTCTTGGTATGACAACCCTCTTGACATGAATTTCGGAAAACCAAAGGAATTCAGTTACCAAGAAAACGCCCTGGATAACAATATTGCAGGCGAGCCAGGGCGCATGGTTCAGGTTCACCCTGATCGAGTGGTTATCCTTGGCGATATCCGCAACGGCATTCCGTTTTTGCGTGCCGGCTACAATGATTTGGTGAATACCGACAAAGTTCTTGGTGGCAGTGGGGAGTCATTCCTTAAGAATGCCAGTCGGCAACTTGCTATCAATTTTGAAAAGGACGTGCAACTAGACCAGATTGCGCGGGCTCATGGCGTTCCTGTAAGTGATCTTCAGGAGATTTTTAATGATGTGACACTGGGGATGAGTAAAGGCCTGGATCAGACAATCATTACTCAGGGGGCCACGGTTAGCCCTCTTGTTGCGACAGTTCCAGATCCATTCCCGGCATTTGATATCTCCTTGCAATCGTTTTGCGCATCTGTTCGCATTCCGTCGAAGATTATTGTTGGTAATCAGACTGGTGAGAGAGCGTCTAGCGAAGATATCAAGTCATTTAATAAGCGTTGCCAAGGCCGACGAGTAAACACTTTGTCGTCTGATATCGAGTCGCTGATTGACCATCTGATGCGCCTTGGGGTGCTTCTCACAGTTGAAACTAGCGTCTGCTGGAATGACCTTACCGAATCTAGCAAAGATGAGAAAATGACCATCGTGCAGAAAATGGCCGACATCAACGCCAAGATGCTGTCGAGCGGAGTTCCAGTGTTCACAGCAGAAGAGATGCGCGATGTGGGTGGATTTGAGAATGGCGAAGAACTGCAGCCGTTACCTGATACAGATCCACCAGAAGACGATCTAATCCAGCAATAAGAAAAGGGCCTATAAGGCCCTTTGTTCTACATATTTAATAATCGCCGGTTCATACCTTAGCCATTCCGTGCAGCCATCGAACCCTGAAAGTCCAGCGCTCATGAATTCATTATGAGCGGATCTTTCTGTGTCACGCGCATTCGAACCTGATGTCTTGAATACCCCGTCAACGCTAAATGGAAACGGAGTAGCCTTAGATAGTTGCGGTATGCGTACATCAGGCTTATTTGTTATACCTACTTTCATGTAAGCCCCGCACTCGCTCCTAAGTGCATACACATAACCATCCATGTCACTCTTGAATCCGTATTGAGCGCAAGACGGACACCGCCTATCGTGATAAACGAGGTTTGCAAATGAAATCATGAACGCTCCATGATCTGTGCAGACTGCATATAGCATTGACATTGTGTTTTTCTTTAGGTCTTCACTGTGCCATCCGCCAAATGCATAGCCTTTAGACTTTGCTGCTGATCTCGCCTTATGCTCAAGCTCTGCCAGTGTCATTCTATAGCTTGGCGAGCAGCGGCATGGAATAAGACCTCTAGACATATTCCTTCTTGATATATAGAAAGCGTTAGGCCCGACTCCAGATAGCGCAATATCATCATTCGCGCATGACTGGCATACCATGGTCCACTTACTGTCCATACTTACGCTGGGAATTAAAATAGTGCCGGCCTTATAAGTCTCTCCGGCTAGCGCTCTTTCTACATAAACCGAATCAGGTATATAAGCATTCTCTGCATTCTTTTCTATTGCACAAACTGGGCATGCGTGGCCCTTCAGGAAGCTAGACATCCTTCCAGTATTCCACTTGCCATGCTTATAGCAATTAAGGCTGATCGTAGAGTGGCAGCCTGAAATCCCTAGCGGGAATCCAAGAAACTCATATCCAAGTTTTTGAGCCTGTCTATGAAGAAGAATCTCCCACTGCCATTCCTTCCATTTTGGGCCTGCCGCGCAACCACACGGGATAACGCCTCGATCTTGGACTTGCGAGCGAATGCAGGTCATTGCTCCTTCAGGCCATAACTCTGAATCTAGCGAGCAGATTGAGCACTCGCAGGTATACCTACGATCTCGCCTATGGCTGAAATAGCCTGTAATAGTGATGGTCCCGCCTTTAGGTGTAGTAAAGGTCTTGCCAACAAATGCATCAGTTTTCTGCATGGATACGCTCTCATCAAGAGGTCATCGGAAGAATTTGCGACAGTCACTGATGAGGTGATTTTCGGGTGGCCGCCCTAGTCGCCCGTCCATTGTACAATACGTCAACGAAAAAAGGTGCGAATACAATGCCAGGTCAGCCGATTCTTCCCCGCAGTGAAAATGATTTGACCGGCCAGCAGCGCCGAGTCCAGAAAGCAGAGAAAGACTTTGCCCGTAGGATCGACGCAGTAGGCAACGGCGTGCTTGCGATCCTGAAGCGAGTGCCGTACAAGGTCGTCACGCTTAACGCCGTCAACGCAGAACAGAAGACGTACATTTTCGAGCTGGATGACTTCACCCTGGCGAACATGGACAACGAGATTGCCAGGCTTATCGACACCCTTATCGACGAAGGCACGCCACAATCGAATTGGTTCCTTTCGAGCTACGTCACCCCGGCATACGTGCAAGGTACAGCGCTGGCATATTCGAACATATCGATTCAGTCAGCAGAATACCTGATGAGCCGTCCTTCGCTGGATTACTTGCTGACCAGCTCTCCATACCGTCGCAGGCTTTCTCTGTTGCAGGCTCGCAGCTTTAACGAGATGGTAAAGATAGCTGACAGCATGAAAGGTGATTTAGCCTCTACGCTGTCTCGCGGGCTCGCAGAGGGTCTTAACCCGCGCAAGATTGCAGAGAATATCGAAGCAAGGATTGGCGTCAGTCAGTTCGATGCGCGCCGTATTGCGCAGACTGAAATTGTCGGTGCTATGCGTACCGCTCGGCGTGAAGAGGCTAAGCAGGCGCAGGTTGAGCTAGGCATCAGGACAATGCTTTTGCACTTGTCTGCATTGAAAAGCACGAGCCGCCAGAGCCACCGTGATCGTCACGCCAAGCTGTTCAGTATTCAAGAGGTGGCTAACTGGTACGCGATTGTGCCGAATGCGATTTTCTGCTACTGCACGCAAATTGAGGTGCTAGTAAATGAAAAAGGCGAACCCCTCTCCCCAGGAATCATCGAGCGAGCCAAGCGCAAACTTGACAAATGAAAAAACACCAAATCTCAAATGTCCACGGTTTATGGATCGTGGACAGTTGGTAAATGGTGTTTTAGATAAAGTCAAGGCCATTGTTTAGAGGGCCTTTTGTTTTACTCAATTAGCATTTCGTCTAATCGTCCTCGAGAGTCTAGGTTCAGCGTCTCACTTCTGCCGTGACAGGTTTTACCATCTGTGAAGCCGGCAGATACAGGCTCGCGAAACACTCTATTCCATCGACCGGTTGACTGATCCTTGATTCGACCAAAAACCTCGGCGGCGCAGTCATGATGAATCTCTTTTTAGAAGATAAAGATTGACTCTTTTCCGCCCTCATCCTTCATAACTACATATTTCATCAAACCACCTCCCGCTTAAACCCAGCATCAACCGCTTTACCGGCAGTTACTCGGCAATCAATACCGACGACATCCATGAGCTCTCGGATTGCGGTTTCGCGTTTGTCGGCGGCTAATTGGTCTGGGGTTTTTATTGCGCGGAAGCCTGTCACCTCTTCCATCCACAGACCGCTAGCACATTGAACAACTGCATGAGGCTTGAAGTCGTCATAGCCGTGCGCGAGTACTGTGCAATGCTCCCATGCGCCATGATCTGTCGATACTTCATATTCGGTATTAACTGGCGGCAACCCATCTTGCGGGCCTGACCATTGATTGGACTTTGGGCGCTCGACAAGATCAGAAATAGGCTTATTTGCTACGACCTTTTCCCAGGTATCGCTTAGATCGCTAGCGTATCGCCACTGACTGCGATCATCCAGCCAATACCAGCATGTGAACAGGTCTTTAAATGTTCCTGCATGTGTAGCTGCTGCCGGCGCCAAACTCCAATCAACCTTACTCATAACTTAACCCCGTCCGCGTCGTATTGTGGGTGATAGGTTTTAACCATTTGCAACATTGACTCAAGCCGCTCGACTGCCTGATGTTCATCCCACAATCCGGTTTCGCCTCCAGATAGGTGCGCCCATTCGTAAGGATCATTCATAACTGACAAATCGTCGTCACGTAGAATCCTAACCTCAAATGCGTGAACATGCCCTATGTAGTTTGTTCCAATCGCGTATCCATTGCCAGCAATATTGACATCAATAGCCAGGTTGGTTATCTCAGCAATCAGCTCGCGTTCTTTTTTGGTTGTCATCTTTACCGCCTCCTGTGTGATGAGCCGATTATTTCCGGTATTCGGCTCGGCGTCAATCTATTTCTTCGCACGGTATCAGCGGGCGTGATAGCGTGCGGGGATGGTGTTATCTGCGGAGGCGGGCGGGGAGGAATACGCCGCCAGAAGCCTTAAGCTTCATGACGGGTTCAAGCGCGTAACGTATTGCGTCTATGTAGTGGTTCCAGTCGTCAACGATCACAGGGAGAATGTCGCCGGATAGGCGATCAACCTTGTACCCGTATTTCCTGAACTCTTCCTGCACCTTGACGCAGCGAGTATGAATGACCACCTCCTGATAGCTCTTGATGTGTTCTACACCGTCCTCTACGCTGCCCTTTCCCTTGGTTGCACCTTCTATGCGAGATATCCCATGGCGCTTCAGGTAGCTGATAGATTCAGGTCGTGCGCAGTCTGCACGGACGGCATGCTCAGCGAACCCAGGAATGCGTTCATTGACGTATTGCGCCGTATCGTCAAGCTCCAGCCCTATGCGTCCAGCCTCGTACTCAATATAAAGCCTGTCTTCATAAATCCAGCACTTGACCGCCGCCGTAGGATCTTGGGCGAACCCGAAGTCGAGTCCGTTATAAGGGCCATCCCAGTCAGAGCCTGGCTCAAAGTCCGCTATACGTGACTTTCCTGCGAAAACCTGCGCATCGGTACGGCTAAGGTAATCGCCCTCCCAAATGTGAGCATAGGTCGCGCTATCCATGGTCTTCAGCGCGTGAAGTCGCTGTTCTTCAAGCTCAAGAGGGAACCACGGATTGTCTGAATAGTTCATTTCCACGATGCAGGATCGCGGCGGGGTGTTCTTTACGAATCTAGTGTCGACAGGGCTTCCGTCTAGGCGAGGGTTCCAAATCAGCCAGATCTCTGATCCTGGCGCACGGATGGTTGGCTCTAGAGCTTGCCATGATGCCTCAGGTACGTCCTCGGCCTCCTCTACGATGCACAGGTCGATCTGCGCAAGCGACTTGATAGAGCCTATGTTGTGGCGCAATCCCTTGAAAAGAAACTCGGTCCCGTTCTTCCCTCGCAGATAGTCCACGCCAACATCATAAGCAGCCTCAAGCCACGGTTCTGACGCAATGGCGTTCTTTAGCTCAGCGTGGAATGACTCTTTGATCGACGCCTGAAGTTCGCGAGTACAGAGGATGCGTAGAGGCTCGATAACGCCCCATATAGCAGCCATTTTGGCGAATGTAAAACTCTTAGCTGACCCTCGGCCACCTCTTGCACCGCGATACCTAAGAGTTCCGCGTGGATGACTGAAAACCTCAACCATCTTGGGCGGCAGGCGTATTTTCGCCGTGCTCATTCCTTGCCTGCTACTAACTCAATTCGTGTCGGCAGCATTGTTCCGTCGCTTGAGTGTTGGACCTCAGACCGTTCAACTAGCCCAAGGTCGCGAATAATCAACGTCGAATTCATCAGCCCCGCAACCGCATTCTCGAACTTGTACTGCTTCATGCGGTCCTCGATCTCTTCGCACACAAAGTCGAACTCATCAGATACGCGATAGTTTGCCCAGGTTCCTCGCTGGATTTGCAGGTAGATGCACAGGCCGGTTATGGTCACGGCTCTAGGCTTCTGTACCTCTGCGGTGATGATCTGCCCTTGTGCGCAAAAATGCTTTTCCTCGATCAGCGGATTAGCCTCTGCCCACTCAAGGTATTTCATGCAGGCGTTGCGCAGGTCTTCAGGTGTTTCGAACAAGCGTGCGCGGCCACGTCGATCAGCCTTGTCGCCAGTGTGTGTAAGTGGTTGTCTAGCCATAAAAAATCCTCCATGTAGGAGGCCATTTTAGCACGTAGGTCATTAGCCGGTTTTCTTGTCTAGCAGCCTGGCCATGTACTCTCGGAACTTGATGACGCCAATGAAGCCGACGAATGTGCCGATGAACACGCCGGAGTTTTCTGGCAGACCGAAGTAACTAGATACCATAGACAGCCCAGTCGCCAAGCACGCACACAACGCACCCTCAAGGCCAACGCGCTGCCAGCTAGTCTCGGACTTATCGTAGTAAATCCGCAATACTGCGGTGATGATCGCGGCGCCGAACGCCTGTACAGGCCCCGGCAAGTTTGAAAGCAGGTTAAACCAGCCATTAGGGGAGTCGGGCATTTTCATATTCACGCGTCTGAGGTTTAGGAATGTAAACGTTAGACAAATCATAGCACTTCTGGTGCCATGGCTAAATGGTGGCGTTATTTATCAGAAGGCATTCTGAGTAGTCGGCGTCAGACTCGTACTCAGCGCCGCAACCCATCATTATCTGGTAATTTCGCTCGGACCACTTGCCGTCAGCGTGGATTGTTTGATGCGGAGCTGAAGCGCATCCGGTAAGCAGCATAACGGCAATGAGAAGCAAGCGCATGGCAATTACCTCGGTGGGTTTTGCTTATTATGCGCTTATCTGTGGTCAATAAAAAACCCCTCAGCGCACTATCAGGAACACTGAATCATACGAGAGGGGCCGTGTTTTGCAATGCTTCTAGAGCTACATCATTTCGTAGATCCGCTAGACTTGTACCGCTCTCTTGGTCGGCCCTTGAATCTAACGTCATGGCTGAACATGCTCGGCTACTCGTCAGCGTCTTACTCCGCGTATGAACGTAAGATCCGCATTTCTCCGATACTAACCAATTACCGCCCAAGAGCATGACCTTTTTACAGGTTGGCGCAGTGCTATCTCTAGTCTCGGCCTCTGCATAATGCCGCCTTTCAGCTAGCTAACCACGGAACAGATATTACCACATTATCCCGGAACCATAATACCGAATAATCAAATATTTTGCGATTAGTCGGCAATCTATTTCCACCAGTCGAAAAAAAGCCCATCGGACGGAACACGATGGGCTAAAGGTGCAGCATCTCACCGGAGGGGGTAGCGAGATTAGAAGGCGCTAACGTAACGAGGCAGAGGATAGCGCGCTGTTGTGGTCATTATGCCATAGGTTTGTACATCGGTGCGACTTTAATGCGCAACTCAAGCTCTCGCTCTCTGTGCGCCCAATCGCTGATGAACGACTTCAGTTTGATTCGTGCCTGTGATCCCTTGAAAGATGCAAGCGTCTTGCCTAGGAATCTCTCATACCGAGCAACGCCGATCTCGCTGAGAGTCATCATCGCCTCTGCGTTGATTTGGTCTAGGTCGTTGATTGTGGTCATGGTCAGTACTCCAAAGCTAAAAGGTACTCGTGCTCGCAGTGTGGGCAGGTTGTTTCATAGCCTTCTACGCGATCAAGCGGATTTACGCTACTCTCCCGAAAGCTATCCAAGTCAATAAGATCGAACTCGGCATTGCACGCTGGGCATTCGGTGTCAAGGCTGATCGACCAATACGCTACAGGTTTATCGCTCACTTCCTAGTCCTCCACCAATACCAAGCATCCTGAATGTAGCGATAGGGCCAGCACACGGTCCAGACGGCCCATGCTGCTAGCCATTCCCAGTATGGCGATTTGACTGGAAGCGAGTTGATTTTGTAGTGAAAAACTAACGGCCAGTAGGAGAAGAACCCTAAGCCCAGCCAAATTACTGCAAACGTGATCATTTCAACTCTCCCAAGCAACGCTTAACGGCCATACTCTGCAACCAATCAAGCTCATGCGGCTCGATTAGGGTTGTGTGTTTTACGATCTCCTGCGAGCAGGAAGTCCGACAATCCCATCCGATAAGCTCGCAGTCGCCATCTTTGTACACAATGAACTGACCCGCCTTGAATTCTGACGGATACCCATCTTTCCACTTCACCACGCACGGAACCATTAGCGAGACTCCATATCAATAATGGACTGCGCAAACTTTTCAAGAAGGGCTCGTACCCCATCCTCTGCATCACCAAGAAGAATGCTGGAGCCACACTCCATTCCCGCTGGATACTCAACAGATCCATTTTCTGAAGCGCACTCTAAAATGTCTTCAATTGCGTCGTCGATCAACTCTTCTAACTCTGACTCTTTCCTGAATTCCTTCAGGCTCTCACCATACCACTCCCAGTTGTCAACGCCTCCCGCTTCTAAAGCGGAAAGCTTTGCCTTTGCGCGCCGAAGCTCTTTAAGTTCTTTTGCACTGACCTGTACGTTCATTTTTACCACCTCCAATCATTCGAATTCTGAGAATAGACCCGCCTTTGTGGCGGGTCAAGCATTATCATCTGAAAAACTTGCCAGCAACGCAATGCAGAAGCGCCCTTTTCCCGTTTGCGTACACAATACAGTGCGTATGATGCCAGGATGACGGGGAATCCTCGTTGTAGCCTAGCTTCAGCTTGCTTGTTGTGCCCACCGTGTAGGCCCCGTCAATGATGGCCGGCGAGTGAGAGTGACCGGTCACTGTCTTGGCGCCAATGTTGGCGAATGCCTTGGTGCTGCCCCTTGCGCCATTCGGCCCTTTGTGCCCATGGAACCCGCACTCGATACCATGCCGAGCAAACGATTCCCCTGGTCGCAGCCAGTGAATAGCCTCAGGCTTGCTCGCGATCTTGTCCATCCAGTACTTGAACGGGTCAAGGTACGACCCCTCATAGATCGAGCGCAACATTGCAGCCTTTGTCTCGTGATAGACCAGGGCGTTCTCAAGGTCTAGCGCGTTCTCGTACCTCGACAGGTATTGCGTGAAGTGTTCGTTGTGGTTCGAGCCAACCATGACGATCTCCGGCGCCCACATTGAGATGCGGTCGAGGATCTTGGCCGTTACGTGCAGCTCCTTGAGAATACTGTTCTGCTGGGTTACGTGAAGCTTGAACCGCTCGAAGTAGCCGGCGTGGTGCGATGCCGACGAGAAGTCAAGCGCATCATGCAAGCAAACTGCTTTAGGGCTGAGAGCCACTGCAAGCGCTTCTGTGGCGTCTAATGCCTTGCTGTCTACCTGTCTGGCGTGCAGGTCACCCAAAACCAATACAGATGCATCAGGGGCAGCCTCAGCGCCATGTCGGGAGTATTTGGTAGTCAGATCTATGAACGAACCGTCTTTATCGCCCAATACATGCCGAAGGTGAGTGCCTTTCTTGTCAACCTCGACGATTACGGCGCCTAGAGTGTGGTGGAATGCGCCTTTGCGTCCGGCGTTAGTGTCCGAGTATTGAGGAACAGTACACGCACCTGTAGTCATCACCAGTTTGGCGTCATCACCCACCATCGTCGGCACTGATTGAAGCGCTACCTTCGTGTGAGCCAGGATTGCCGAGTCGGTGCCCGAGACAGTCAGCCAGCCTTGAAGTGGGTTAATCGCGGTTGGCTGGATCTTGATATCTGCCAGCAGAACCACATCCCGGCTTAGCTTCGTGCGCTCGCTTACCAAGTAAGGAGTCAGGCGAGAGTCCCACCACTCATCATCGCGGTTCTCGTCCTTGCGTGTAGGGTTACGGTAGCGCATAGGCATCACGATCAGTCTAGCATCGTTAGCCGCGCAGTAGGTATGCAGCGACGCCAGGAATCCCGCATGTGCCTTTGTGGCATTCACTGCTGACGTAATTACGTATGTATCTGCCTTGGCTTCCACTTGTACGACTGGCGCCATCTGAATGCGAGACTTCCACCGCCTAACCGTCCTTTCGTTAATCCCCAAATGATCAGCGCACTGCTGATTCGTGTATCCCTGGCTCATGCACCATTCTAGTTCTTGCATGCTTTACCCTCTATTTCAACGTTCGCTGAAAATTCATTATGCAGTGAAAAGGCCCTGTGCGGGCCTTGGGTTATTATTCAATTGTAGCTGGCCGCGCCTCATACACAGCCCATACTTCCTTTTGGCCGTCAGTAATAAATCTGCTTGAGTAATCCACGTCGTCGTGGTATCCGTTGCTTTTCTTGATGGCGAATTGATATTTCTTTTCTGGGCTTATCTTGAAATTAGCTACCATAAGATGACTTGCCCATTCAGGAGCATCATCCCAGCTAGGGATGCTTTCAACAATTACCTCTTGATTATCGCACTGCTCACTCAAAGCCTCAGCCTTAAGCGCCGAGTAAGCCACGCCATCCAGGGCCGAGTCGTGATGGTATCGATCAGGGTTCTGCCACTGCCGCACGTCTTTGAGCGTCTGCAAGAGAAGCCAGCCCTCAGCCTCTGACAGATCTCGACCAGTAATAGCGTTGAAAGCCCGCACAGTCGCGCCCATAGAACGTTCTCCGCTAGGCTTATCGTACTGCTCGCCTCGTTCTTGCTGTACGTCCATGGCTGACTGTAGGAATTCTGTTGATTTCATTGCGCATCTCCCTTTCTGTGAAATTTCTTGTCATACCAGTTGTAGAAATATTGGGCGGTCGTGATACCAATCGAACCGCCGAATCCCGAGATTATCAGAAATGGAAGCGGCTGGATACTGGAATGTGCTACGGCCCAAATGTACGCAAACTGAGCTAGGGTGATCATCCAGCTCACGACGAAACCCGATGCTATCTTGTCGTCACGCAGTAACTTGCTGTTTAGGCCAAGCAAGAAGACCTGAAAGAACGCCGACACGAATATGACGGCGCCCTGTATTTCCTGTTCCATGGCTAGTCCTCAAGGTCATCGAGGTCGATTCCGCATTCCTCTTCGGCTAGTCTGTACAGAGCCCTCTCTTCACGAACGCCTAGCACACCGCGCTCGATTCGAGACTGAGCTACCCCGCTTCTGTTAGCAATCAGCGGCAGATTCCATCCCCGCGCCACCATCTCTGCAATCACCTGCTTAATCATGCGTGTAGCTCCTGTTGTTGTTTTTCGTGGAGGGGGTCGGCCTCTGGTTTGATTGGTAGGAGGTATTTTGCTTGTGACAGACCTTGATTTCCAACAATGACTCTCCGGCCGACAGTGTATCCAATTCCCTCGCCGCCGATTACCCAAAGATCACGAGCGGTGGGGCCATCAAATGCAATTTGACCACTTGGCACAAATCGTTCAAGTGTAACGATCTTTCCAACGTTAATTTCAACATTTCTGCACCCAATCACCAAAGCCAGCATCCCAGGCTGCAACTCGTTCATGACCAAACCCCTTGCTCTTGAAGAAAGTCTTCAACCGTAACCATATTCATCCACTCAAGCCGCTCGCATACATTTACGCACGCTAACCAGTATTCCATGCGCGCCTCATTCAGCGCAGACTTAGCCAGGCTGACGGCTGTAGGGTGTTCGATGTCCGCAGAAATATACGCAGCTTGTACGGAGTCTAGTGCTTCTTTGGCTTGTTTTACGGTTGGCATGGGCGCGTCTCCAAAGTATCTCTCCACTCTTCACATTTTTCGTGCGTATCTAAGGCTGTATCCCAATAACCATTTCCAAACACGCTTGGATGCCAGTAAGTACAATCATGTTCGCATCCGGATGAGGGCTTTTTCTCAAACCAGTTCCACTGGCCATCCAGATCTCTTGCTAGCCACTGCGCGTTCTTCGGCGCATCCTTCCAATCCGGCTTATCCATCACTTCTCCCTCCAGCCATTAGGCAGACTTTTGTAAATCTCAGTTTTCTTGCAGTTCTTGCACGTAATTGCGCTTTTAACAGAATTGTTGTTGTAGACGCTGATAACCCCGCACGCAGCAGAGCTTGAGCCTGGAACAAGAACATGAACGACTGGCTTACTCATCGCACAAAACCCTCAATATGCGCCCAAATAGCGCGTTCGATGTCACTTTGGTACTCTTTCTGGATGAAGTCAAGCGCTTTGAATGAAAGAGGTTCTCCTATTTCGTCTGTGCCGCCGGTGAACACCCAGTCAAGCTCGCTGTAACCGTTTGCGTGCTGGGTGGCTGGCTCGGAGAATGCGTGGGTTACTGAGACTTCTAGGGTGTAGCCGTAGGTGGATAGGGTGTAGTAGCTCATGGGTGCTCTACCTTGCCCATGGCGGAGCCACGAATCCTCGATACAGTACCGTCCAGACTATGCTTCTGCTGGAAATACTCAGAGGCATATGCACCCCATGATTCGATTTCGTCAGCGGCTTCTGAGAGTGATTCGCGAAGCCGCCCAACCTCAGCCCTCAGCCCAGCATTCACCTGCTCATAGGCTTTGTAGCCGGTCTGTAAGCCGGCGTTTTCGGCATTGAGCTTATCCATGGCTATCTTTGCGCCAATGCAGATATCGTCAAAATTGTAATTGTATGCACGATAAGATTTCAGAACCTCTTGTCGAAGCAGCTCTACCATCTCATCGCTTAGCTCGTCATACGCACTCATACACCCCTCCAATAACTAATTTTCACCTTAACGGCAGGAATTGTGTATACGGCGATGAACCATGTCAAGGCGATCATAGGGCGGCTCCGATTTCAGCAGCAGCGCGGACGATGGCAACCCTAGTAGCTGCATGACAACCACCGAGCATTGCAACCGGCTGTATACTTCCGTTCGCGATTGCGTGATAGTGATCAACCTCTACAATCATACGAAGACTAGTCATCAGTCTTAACGCATCGCCGTCATTATCCAGTGGATCCCACCTACGCAGCTTTACGCCGTCATAGTCCACCAGGTAATGGCTACCGTCTGGATCGCTCCATAGATCATAGCCGAGCGCTCTGGCTGCGTTTTTTAGGGTTGTGGTTGAGATGGTCATTTCAGTATCTCCAGTGTCATGTGACGATATCCGACGTAGGTTATCCGTACGCGCTCATTGGTTGGTTTGAACAGAAATGGCTTGAGACGATTGGCGAACCACATTGCCATGTCAAATTCAGCCTCAGTCGTGATAGGAACATCTCTATACATTGGAAGCTTTAGTCCCATTGCTAGCATGAATTCAGTAACGTTGAACGTATTCACCCGACCTCCAAATTTTACGCAAAAAGAAAGGCTCACATTAGGAGCCTTTTGGTGGTTTTGCAAGGGTTATTTAATCGCAACACCCATCACAAAGCGAGTAGTCGACAATTTGCGTGATTGGATCGATACTCTCCCGCCACGACGACACGTTACGCCAGTCGATACGATCAGCCCTAGCTATTAATTCTTGATTGCCGCCACGAGCATGAACGATCTGATCAGCCTTCAATCCTTTCGGTCGGCTGCTTCCTTTTGCGTTATGCACCTTGAAATTGCTCATTTCAGGATCTCCCGCGCCAACCGCTGAATATCGCCCCACAATTGCGACGAGGGCTGATCGTCGTACTGAGCCAGCATCTTAGCCAGGCGTACACCGTCTGGCTTGTAATCCATCAGATCAGGAGTCCGCATGGGCTCGTGCGAGATGACTGTAGGTAGCTCAAGCTGAATATCGGTGAAAATAAGTGTAGGCATTAGTGTACCGATCATTACTCTCTCCCAAGGATTTGTTCGGCCCGGTCTATCAGGCCTTGAGTTTGCGTCGGCGTGCATCCATAGGCATATAGCGCCACATGCTCGAGCTCTGCAACCATTTCTTCGATAAGCGACATAACAGGCGCCATAGTCTCCTTGCAGCGGGTGAAGGTGTCGAGGCGCGCGTTGTATTCACCGATAATAAGGTCGGTAGCCTTATTGGTTGCGATGTAAGCGCCATCTCTAGGACTCCAGAACACCCCCTCAGGCACCGGCCAAATCTCTTCAAACTTTTCGCGTATGTCGTTCATGCTTCCTCCAATCCCAATATATGGGATCTTGGCGATAATCCGGTCAGGATTGTATACAAGTTATTGAATTGTTGTAGCTTTTGCAATTGCATCTTGTATCACTTTCCATGCGTGATCTGGAATCTGGCCGCTGTCATTTTCGATGTTCTGTAGTGCGTGTAGCAAATCCGGAGCAGCAGCGATCAAGGCAAGGTTTGCTTCAGCTTCATCTCGTCGACCATTGATCGAAGCTACGGCCCAATAATTTTTACAGCCGTCAGGAAGATCCTTGTGCAGATCTGTAACAACTGTATGTGTCCACTCATCTGGATGAATTGCAATCCACGGCCCCTCAGTAAATCCATTCATTTTGCTTCCCCTGCTCTACTCTTTTGGTTCGTGCGGCAAGTGCGCTTAAGCAGCGCTTGCATGTCACGTATTTCTGCCAACCTGTTGACTCTATCTCTTCTGCGTAAACATGGCAATACGGCTGGCATTCACAATCATCGCCAGGGCAGCAACATGGAACGTAATGAACGGCCTTCATGCCTCACCTCCAATAGCCCGCTCAATCGCCCTATGCGCCATCTCAAACGCCTCCTTGATCGGTATTGCGTCGGGGCCGGAGTTGGTTAGGGCGATGAGGGCGGTTAGTAGGTCGGTTAGGGTCATTTTGTTCGGATTCCTTGTCGCTCGATTGCGCGCATTGCAGATGTGTATGTAATGTGACCTATGTCGTTTTCTTTTGGCAACTCAACCACCAGCGATTCGCGTGAAGCTTCCCATGCTCGTAGCATAAGGTCATGATGCCATTGCCCAAGCGAGCTACCGCAATGCTCGCCAATGTCCTGCATCATATCGAAGAACTCTTCAAACTTCTGCCTGCTATCCATCTCTACCCCTCCACCCTATATCTGCTCTTCGTTATTCAGAAAACATCAATAGTTTTTGCGATCTTTTTGCTATGCGACAAATGAGCCTTGAGTGTATCTTCGGCGTATTGCTGAGAGCTGAAGCTGTTCGGCAAAATACCTGAATAGCCGAACCAAAATACAGACCACCAGGGCTTGACCTCAATTTTATAACCCCTTACAGGCTCTGTTACCAATCGATACTTGGTTTTCATTTGCGCTCATCCGCATTATCTTTTTTCCTGTAGCCGGCGTCATACAGTCCGGCGCATACCTTTCCTGCCCACCCCTTGTCAAGCATCGAAACGGTAGCGACCATTCTGTTTAACTCGTTCTCCCGCTCTTCTGCCGCGATCTGCTCTGGAGTGCGGGTGGTGCGGAACTCTACCTCGCCATGATCGCGGGATAGCTCGTCACCGTCCTTGTCACGAAAAAAAATCCGTTTTTCACCGACGCAAAGGATTGTCGCTGGGTTCCATGTGGCTCCCGGCATCGTTCGCCTGAATTCGCACACCGTCCCAACAGGCGGCAGGCCTTCGCCATTCCAATCTTTCGGCTTATCAACCTCAGCTTCAGAAACCTGCTCAAGATCAAGGTATGTGTACCATCGACCAGTACCAAGCCTGCAAGGCTCAGAGTTTAGACGTACAGCAACGAAATTCGCCGTGATGCCACTACCTTTAAGCGTGAATGTTTCTGTCTCTGCGTAAGCGTGATGCAGCATAGAGGCAATATCGTTATCCAATGTTCTCAGTTTCATTTCCTTACCCTACCAAACGCTATGAATGTTCACCCAATTTACGGTGCTGCTGGGTTGGCGTCAAGCTATTTCCATTCGAGTTTTTGATTCATCGGCGGAATAGTCTCAAGCGTCGCCAGATTGATGAATGTGAAATAGCCGTCAGCAGTCCAGCCAGCGGTGTCGATGTGGTAGACGTTGCCTAGAACTACAGGCAAACGCAGTGGGGTGTGTCCGCAGATAACCGCGCGAACGCCGTCAACGCCTGAATGATCCTCAGCGCCGATGCGCTTTCTGGACCACTGGAGCATTGATGCTATGTGATCTGATTCGTAATCGTCACCCTCTAGCGCCGACACCATTCCCTGCCAACTACCACGAGGGACATCTGCATGGACGATTCCGACCGTTCCAGTGTCAGTCTCAACCTCAATAGCTAATGGTAAATCAGCCAGGATTGACGAATAGCAACCCTGATCGACCTCCGATATCCCATAGAACCATGCTCCGCCATTGATAAAGTGCATCCCGCATTGATCGCTCTGCCGGCCAGTCTCGTAGGAATCAATGGTCATCTGCTCGTGATTCCCGCGTACAGCGTGGAACCATGGTTTTCGTAACAGCCAAGTATCCACATCTAGCGAATCAGGCCCTCGATCAACCAAATCACCAACGCTGAATAGTCGGTCTTGGAGTGGATCAAAGCCGATACCATCCAGAGCCTTTTGCAGCTTGGTGAAATGCCCGTGAATGTCGCCGACGCAGAAGTCTCGGCCTGCTGTGTTTTTGGTGAAGCGTTTGATTTGGTTCATTCAATTCTCCTAATACAAAATGTGCATGACTTTTACGTCGGAGAGTTCGGCGATTCTGGTCATATCCCGTGTACCACTGCCACCAGGAAACGCAATCACCCCATCAGGCTCCAGCGCGAGCATGGCTGCGTTTCGTTTTGGTCCTGCTCCATTACCGTAGAGCTTCCAGTTAGCAATCGCCGTGAACACCTGCACACCCTTCTCTAGCGCCCATTCCCTAGCCAGTCGATCAGCCCCGCTGGCGCCACCCTCGATAATCGCGTGGATGGTGCATTTCTTGTGCACGCCGTCGAGCACCTGATTCAGTCTGGCTCGGTCTGCGTAATCACGTCCGCCGCATACGATGAATTTCATTGTGTGTTCCTTGTGGTATTTCGGTTAGGTTTCAGTCCACCTAGTCGCCATCGGTTGCATTCACCCCGTGTAATACACTGGGGGAATGCATGCAACCGCTAAGGTTCTGGTTGCACGACGGTTGCATAGCCTGCTAATCATATTTTAAAACCCTTTATAATCAATGCTTTACGTGGTTGCATCAATGCAACCGTTGGATGCAACCGTGCAACCGTGGTTGCATTTAAGCATGCAACCAGACAACCCAAATGCAACCGTTTTTACAACCACTTGTATATACAACCTCAATACATATCTGGTCTGGTGATTTTCCCGCCTTCCCCCTTTATAATCCACTCATCGGCTATCAACTTCTTGATGCCGCGATCCCATGACGCCTTTGTTGTATTGTCCTTTTTGTCTGCGCCCATCATGGCAAAGTAGGTATCTCGCAGATAGGTATAGAAAACGAAGTCGTTACCACTCCTAGACATTTCTGTCGCGATTAGGTTGTGGATGATCTGCGAGCTTCCTGTCAGGTCTTCACGCTCCGGAATGGCAGAATCTGAAGCCTGGGTAAGCGTAAGGCTTGTCATCGATCGCCCCTTCTTGTCCTTGCGCCCAATCTCTACCACGTTAAGCTTGAATGCTAGGTCTTCAAATGGATCCGAGTCCTTTGCTTTGGTGCAACTGATCTTGCTCGTCTTCTTGGCCGAGCTAGTGACCTTGTATTCAAAGTCGCAGGCTGCCCGTAGTGCGCTTGAGCCCCTCGCGCCTTTCTCTGCATCCTTGCCGCTGTGGTGGATGACGAGGATGGTGGCGCCGGTCTTCTCTCTGATGTGGTCGCACGAACTAACAAATGCACCCATATCTGTTGCGCTGTTTTCTTCACCGTCAAATGAGCGAGCCAGGGTGTCTATCACGATCAGCCTGATAGGCTCTGCGATTTCATCGGCAAGCTCCTCACAAAGAACAACAAGCCCGTCGCATTCGGCAGAGTTGATCGTGACTGCCGAGCTGAGAATCCCTAGATTGGTTAGCGGCTTATGATTCCGAATCTCCCATGCCTTTTTTCGCAAATGCAACCCAGCAGCACCCTCCGCACCTATATAAAGGACGTGACCAGGCTCGTCTACATCGTGACCATGCCAATTCATTGACGATGCAATGCTGGCGCTCATATCCATTGCAATGAAGGACTTGTATGATCCAGAAGGCCCGTACAGCACACCGAACGCATCAGCCGGCATCACCTGATCGATAAGCCATTGCTGGTTGGCGATCATGTCGATTGCGTCGTCTGAGTTGTAAGCTACTCGCTTCCGCAGCGGACTTTGTACCTTTGGTGTTCTAGCCAATACTTCGTCATAGGCGGTCTGAGCCCTGATCATGCGCAGGTTTGCATCGCCTACAAGCAGCATTCCTTCGACTTCATCAATGCTGGTGCACGCTGCAATCCTATTGTGCTCAAGGATTGCATCAGATAACTCGGCGTGAGCATCCTTTAGCTCTTCATTCATAGGTTGCGCTCCCACGCCTCAATGTCAGACACCCTCCATTTGTTGCAGCCTAGCCATACCGGCTCAGGAAATCCGCGATTCTCAATCCATCGATAGATGGTACGATCAGAAACCCCAAAGCGCCCAGCGACATCCCCAATTTTCAAATACTGCATTCCGTTATCTCCGGTCGTTATGCGTCACAGGGTGTCAATCTTACACCATTCTTTGACATGGAAAACACTTGATGAAAAATAATTGATGTGTGTTAGAATTGTGTTGCGGGTAGGACGGCCATCCGAAAAGCGCCTCGTCAGCGCCTCCCGCAAATCCTCTGACGACCACCAGACGGGTGCGTGCCATTGAAAATCTGTACCAAATGCAATGCTGAAAAGCAAGAATCAGAATTTCATTCTCACAGAGAAACCGCAGATCGACTAAGGCCAGAATGCAAAGAATGCATTAAGGCTTATCATCGCGCCTATCATCTAAGGAATCGTGACGTTCAGCTAGAAAAGCAGAGGATCTACAAGGCGGCTAACAAGGATGCAATCTCTGCTGCTGGCGCGATCTACTACGAGAAAAACAGAGAGACGATAATCGCCAGGGTAGACAGATACCGGCATGAGAATTATGAATCTGTTTTGCAGGTGCTTAGGAATAGGCGCGCAAGAAAGAAAAACGCTGCTGGCTCACATACCAAGCAGGACATTCAGGCACTGATACTTTTGCAGAAAGGCAAATGCGCAGCCTGCATGGCGAAGCTTCGTATCGAAGGCAAAGGAAAATACCACATCGACCATATCGTTTCGCTTGCTCGAGGCGGCTCGAATGATAAATATAATTTGCAAATCCTTTGCCCGTCCTGCAACCTTAGCAAGCACGCAAAAGACCCCATTGAATGGGCTCAGAAAAACGGGAGATTACTTTGACAATTCAGCTAAGGGATTACCAGCGGGACGCGTTCGACAAGGTTATCGAACACTTCAGGTCGGCAAAGGGTAACGAGCCGGCGTTCGTCGATATGAGTGTTGGCTCAGGAAAGACGGCTCTAGCCGCTTTCGTCGCCAATCATACCGCCAGCAAGGGCGGGCGCGGAATGTTGATTGCGCGGCAGTCAGAGCTTGTTCTTCAGTCAGGCCAGTTCATGGAGAGTATCAACCTAAAGGTTAGCTACTACTCAAATGGCTTGGGCAGCAAGAACGCGCATCACAACGTCATCTGCGGCACAGAAGGCACAGTTGTTCGCGCATTGGATACAGCTTTTCAGAGCTGGAAGCCTGACTTCGTGATCCTTGATGAATGTCACATGATCAACTACGAAAACGAAGAATCGATGATGATGAAGATCATTATCCACTTCCAGACTCTAAACCCAAAGGTTCGCATACTTGGGCTGACCGGCTCACCATTCAGGGGTGTCGAGCCTATCCTCGGAGACTTCTGGACAAAATGCCTGTACGAGATATCAACCGAGTTTTTGGTTGGCGAGGGCTGGTTATGTGGCCCTGAATTCGGATGGCCCGAGCACCAAGAGGATACTTTCAACTTCGACCAGCTTGAGCAGAAATACGGAACGCACGAATTCACCGATGAGCAGATGGATGAATTCCGCAATGGCGACCCCAAGCTAACAGCTCGTATTATGGCGGAGGTGGTTCACCGCACGTCTGAGGATCTTGGGGTCCTGATCTTTGCGCAGACAAAGAAGCATTGCCAAGAGGTAGCGGATTCGTTGCCGCCTGGAAGCTGGGGGATCATCACCGACGACTCTACAGACGCTGAGCGTGCAGATGTATTCGCTAAGGCTAAGTCAGGCGCCATCAAGTATACGATCAACGTAGGAGTATGCAGTACGGGGTGGGACTGCCCATACTGGCAGGTGGTTATCTACCTTCGCCGTATTGGGTCACTCGTGTTCTTCATTCAGTCTATGGGGCGCGCTGCTCGCCTCTTTATTGAGTCCGGCGTGGACATGGGCCAGATAACGAAAGAGGAGCGCCTGCTTGAGATCGCTGCAAGCCGCAAGCCTAACTTCAAGGTGCTTGACTTTGCCGGTGGTGTCGAGAAGCTTATCCAGCTTTACGAGAACGAATTCCTTGCGCAAGCTCAATTTGAGAAGTCCAAGCGCGAAGGTAGTGTTATCTATTGCCCTAAATGCAGCTGCGAGAATTCGGACAAGGCAAGGCGCTGCATTGGTACGTCAAGCACGGGTGTGCGCTGTGATTTCTTTTGGATAAAGACTGATTGCCGGCAATGCGGTGCGCACAATGACGTAACGGCTAGAGAGTGCCGCCTATGTAAATGTGAACTGATCGACCCAAACCTCAAGCTTCTACACAAAGCCTACACAGACCAAGAGCTAGTCGCGGTCGAGAGGTGGGAGTTTGACAAGACAAAGAACGGCGGGCTTCTGGTCCGATACATCCTTGAAGGCGATAAGCCTGACCATGGTTGGCCGATTGAGTTCTACGCGCCATGCGGTAGCCAGACGGCTAAGCGTGTCTGGTACAACAACTTCGTTAAGCTGCACGTTCGCTGTCCGAAGTGGCAGTCGAAAATCTATGTGATGCGTTCGGTTGACGCGATCTTGGGCATGAAGGCGGCGTTTAGTCGGCCTACGCATATTGCCTATCGCGTGAATGAAAAAGGCAAGCATGTTATCGGGCGCCGTAAGTTTAACAACGGCGAGACGCTGGATCAGAAGGGAGCGACTGTAAATGAGTGATGTAAAGCCGTGCGAGTGGTGCTTCCAAGACTGGGAGGATAACGAGGATTTTAAGGGTACTGTCTTGTATCCGGAGTGCGGCGATGGCTGCTGCTGGAACCGAAAGACGTGCGAGGAGTGCGGTGGCACTGGCGAGGCTCCGACTGATGATTGAACGCATCGAACAGAAGGGCGGCTACTACCTGTACCGCCCGCGAGTGAATCCAGCCAAGTGCAGGCCTGAGACGCCCGAGCAGATCGACTTCGTTGCCTGGGTTCGCTATAACCATCCAGAGCATGCGGACATGATGATTCACGTAGCCAACGAGGGCGATCAGTCACCGCAGTATCGGCAGCAGCTCTACAAGATGGGCTTGCTAAAGGGTGCGTCGGACCTGCTGCTATTCATTGGCCCTGGGTGCGCAATCGAGATGAAGCAGTGCAAGTGGTCGGCAACGACAAAGCCCGAACAGAAGGACTTCCTCGGTCGGTGGGTCGCGTTCGGGAAGTTCGGCGCAGTCTGCCACGGATGCGAGGCTGCTAAATTCGCATTCCTTGAGTATTTATCCCTTGACTGGAATCATCCCAAGGTCTAAGGTTCGGGTTACAAATTCAGCGGAGGTGGTTATGAGCGAAGAATGGAAGGTAGTCCCAGGCTATTACCCGGGCTTTCTGGATATTGTCGGGGCGTCGTTTAAGGTTAGCGTGGTGACTGATGCGATTGATCTGACGCTGGACGATCACATTGCGAGGGTGCGGGATACGCATATCATGGCGGCGGGTAAGGATTTGCTTGAGGCGCTGGAGCTAATGGTAAATGACTCGAACGGAAGAGGCTTGAGCCAAGAGGAATGCGACGAACAAGACGCTATCCTTGCAAAAGCACGCTCCGCCATCGACAAAGCACGGGGGCATGTATGAACAATTATCCGAAATGGGAAGAAGGTCCATCCGACGCGACCCACTGGTGCGCAGAAGGTGAAGATTTTTATGAGTCTTGGTACAAGCTTGATCGAAATGGTAGCTGGTCATGCATTTCTTGTGACGCATGGACCGCGTTCAAATCTAGCTGGTATGGGCTAGGTCAGACAAATCCTCGTCATGGCGAAACCATGGTCATGAGGGGTGATGAGCAATGACCTACCGCGACGCACTCTGGACAGCAATCATCGGCGAGGCTGATAAGTTTGGGCGTCGGATCACAAGAGCTAGGCGGGATCGGTATATGAAATTGGCGCGATATTTTGAGAGGGTTGCAAAATGAGCGAATGGACAAGCGTTAAAGATTTTCCGCCACAAGCAGGTTCGTATCTACTGACTCTTGGTGATGGCAGTATGGCCGTAGGTTACTGGGACGCATGGAAAGAATGGTCTCCTAGTGGTGTTTATGCGACATATGATGGTTGCGGCACGGTTGCTTTCGATGCTGCGCCTGCGTACTGGCAAGATCTTCCGGAGGCGCCATCTAAATGACAGCAATAGCACAATGGACAATGAAGCCAGGCATCTACACGGCTGACCAACTTTCTAATAGTGAGTACCATGCAGGCCCAGGCATTAGCTGCACAGGCCTGAAGAAGATCGCAGTCAGTCCGGCACACTTCAAGAATGGAGATTTCAAGCAGACTGCTGCAATGGCGATGGGCAGCGCAACCCACTCAGCGATCCTTGAGCCTGATTCGTTCGCCAAGCAGTACGTCACGTTACCAGCCGGAAAAGATCGTCGCTCAGCAGAGTACAAGGCTCTCTGTGCGGCTCGCGGAACTGACAACGTGCTTGTGTCGGCTGATGCTAGCCAGATCAGCGCCATGCAGTCAGCAGTACGCGCTAACCCAGTCGCTAACAAGTGGCTGTATCAGGAGCAAGGACGCAACGAGCTGTCGGTATACGCCAAAGATCCAGAGACCGGCGTGCTTGTTCGCTGCCGGTTTGACAGGTTGCTTGATCGTGGGTTTTCGCCGGATCTGAAGACTACGACTGACGCCAGTCCGCGTGGGTTTAGCAACATTATTTCAAAATACGGTTACGCCTTTCAGGCCGCCCTGTATCTAGATACTTATTTTTGGGCTACCGGTGATCGTCTTTCCGGGTTCGGATTTATTTGTGTCGAGAAGGCAGCCCCGTATAACGTGATGTGTTATCGACTCGACGACGAATCTATTGAGATTGGTCGGTATCAATACAGGCAGGCACTTATCAAGTACGCGTCTTGCTTGGAGTCTGGGGTCTGGAGCGGATACGATGGCGCTGATGAAGAAACTCTCATCGGCCTCCCTAGCTGGCAAATTAGCCAGTACGAGGAAGGGCTTGAGATTGATCTAGAGGAATGAATGAAATGGGAAGCTATAAGAGCTTCCCGTTTTGTTTTGCAAATTCAAATGGGTCTTTTGCGCTTTTTGTCAGGTTGCATGATGGGCAAGCAAGCTGGATATTCGTTATAGAATTGGATCCTCCTTTGCTAATGGGCTGAATATGGTCAATGTGGTACTTCGAGACGCCTGACTGCTTTAGCTTCTTTTTGCAAATTGCGCACATCCCTCTCTGCTTTGAAAAAAGGATAGTTATCTCTTGAGCGGTAAAACTTCCGCCACCTCCGGCTATGATCGCCCTTCTTTTTTGGCAGTGAGCCCGCTTTGACATTGGGTTTTTATCTTTCCACGCTCGGCTAACGCTCAATATTCTCTCTTTATGCCTTATATATCGGATGGCCGACCAAGCAGAAACCTTTTCTGGGTTTTCCTTTTTATAAGAGGCAACCTTAGCCTTCAGGCGACCCTTGTTCTCATTGTAATATTCTTTATGCTGCTTTCTTATTTCGTCTCTATTTTCCGAATATCTCTTAGCCTTCCTTTCCTTCTCGGACTGCTTATTCTCTTCCTGCCAAGCTCTTGCGCACTCTTGACACCCGCCATTATCCGTCCTCCTTTCTGAAAAATGATTGTTGGAGCACAGCCTGTGGCTGACGTAATGAGATAGTCCTGATTCTATCGCTATAGACCTTTTGATTATGTGTAGATGCTTCACGCACGACCCTCCAGGTATGCAGTCAAGCGCTCAAGGGTCTGTGCCGTGGGGTTTGATGATTCGTCGTTGATCAGCTTCCACATCTGCTGCCTGTGCATTCCGATGGACCGAGACACGGCAGAAAGATTCATGTCTTTCAATTTTTCTCGTATTTCCTGTAGACTCAGCATCTGAATTGACCTATGATCGTTTTCGAGTTTACATTTTACCACAAAGGATATTTTAAATGACTGATTTGACCAACCTTCGCGAAACCATTACCCCCAAGTCGGATCGCGTCAACGCTGACGACTTCCTAGCTGGCCCAGAGACAGTAAAGATAACTGCCGTCAAGCGTGGCGATTCAGAGTCACCAGTAGCCGTTCATCTTGAAGGACGCAAGCCTTGGTTCCCTTGCAAATCCATGAGAAGGGTTCTCATTACAGCTTACGGAGACTCGGGCGCTGATTGGGTTGGCAAGTCGGTAACCCTGTTCTGCGATCCTGCTGTGCGTTTCGGCGGTGTTGCGGTTGGCGGCATTCGAATTGCGGCGCTATCCGATATCGAGTCAGATCTTGCTATCTCGCTGACGACCACTCGCGGAAAACGCTCACCTTTCACTGTCAAAAAACTTAACACTTCGGTCTATCCAGAATCGAAATTCAATGATAATCTTTCGGCCTGGCTAGCAGCTATCGCAGCAGGCAAGGCCACCGCAGATCAGATAATCCAGAAGGTCGAACAGACAGGTAGTCTTACCGAAGCTCAGAAACAATCCATTAAAAATCCGCAAGAGGCTGCAAAATGACTCAGCAATACGATAACAACCTGACCGGCGTCCTGTTCAAGAATGATAAGGGCGACAACGAAAAACGCCCAGACTACAAGGGCAGCGCCGAGATTGAAGGCGTTCACTACTGGGTCAGTTCGTGGATTCGCGACGGCGCCAAAGGAAAGTTCATGTCGATGAAGTACGAGAAGAAAGAGCAGCAACCATCTGGAAGCACTCCAGCGCCTAAACCTCCAGCACAAGACGAAATAGACGACCTCGATATTCCATTTTGATCTAACAACAAAGCCCCGCTAACCACGGGGCAATCCACTGGAGGAAATATGAAAATCCTACAATCCGCACCAGATGGCGGAAAATCTTCAGGTGTAAAGGCGTACTTTCTTTTTGAAAGCAAGCGATTCGGAAGCATCGCGATTTTGCGATTCTCCAAGGGAAGCCGAGAAGCATTCCACTCGCACGCATTCCATGCGTTGACGTGGTGGCTAAAAGGATGCGTTACTGAGCACCACGTTTCTGGTTATTCAATGGAATGGAGTCCTTCTTTTATGCCCAAGATTACTCGTCGCTCATGTTTTCACAAAGTAGAGGCACACGAGGTTACTTGGGCCCTCACTATTCGTGGTCCTTGGGCTGATCAATGGAAAGAAAAGCGCGGCGATCAGATTGTTACGCTGACTCATGGTCGCTTGGAAATCTAGGAGGGGCATATGCGAAAACTAACAAAGGAAGACGTAGAGCAGATTCGCCAGCTAAACGAATGGAAGAAAGCCGAGGTTGCTCGGATTATTTCTATCGCTGGGGATCATGCGCTGGCTGAGAAATTTGGCGTTTCTCAGACGTGCATTTCTAAAATCGTGAACTACAGGACGTATTGAGATGAACCGGGAAGAATACCTAAGTCGAGCGGTCGAGCTGGCACCTAGAGGCCGAGACTTACCGCAGGCAAAGCTTTACCCGTATCACGTCACTAGGATCAGGGAGCGCAGCGGTTACGGTGTGCCTAGGTGGTTTCTAGCCAAGGAATATGGCGTGCATCTGCGCACAATCGACAAGGTTTGCACTTACGAGACTTGGGTAAACGTTCATGGCTAGATCAATCGTGGCTGAGGTTGAGGCAGAATATGGGGAGCCGTTTTGGGATGTGGTTAGAGGTTTTGCTGCTGATAACTACTCTCTCAATACGACAGCCAAAATAATTGGCTATAAAAACCCTCAAGGTCTTCGCGGCCTCATAAATCGTTCAGGCGTTTCAATTGATTGGCCGAAGTGGGGAAGCTGTAACGCCATGCAGGATCGCGGGGCTAGAACTCCGGAGGCAATCAAGAATGCTCGTGATGCCTCGTATGCCGCCCGTGACATGCTGTGCAAGCGATATGAGCGCGAGACTGGAGAGACTATCGGAGAGCTGGTTGAACGTCTTAGGCGCACGCACACGGTCACTGATGTTGCAAGGATCGCCGGCTGGAAGGATGATCAGGGGTTGCGCAAGTGGATGCGCACGAACAAGGTCAATGTAGTGTTCTTCAAGCGCCCATACAAGGCGCCTAAAGGTGTCGGATTTCAGTCGCCAGAAGGACGGGCGTTTATGGTTGGCCGCCGTAAGCGGCGCGAATCAGAGCATCGTGACGCTCAGAGCACTCTCTGAGCGCAGCACCCCATTCAGTCAATGCCTTCAATGCATCGGCTCCGGTAACGCCTTCTAGATCACTTGGGATCTGGCACGGCGTCAGTAGGCTTGCTTGTGATACGCCCGTTCTTTGCGTCGTTTGCGAGCTGCACGCCACGAGGCTCCAGGCAAATATTGCGATACACAGGAAGCTCAACAATCTTTTCGCGTTCACGGATAACCGTCCTCTCGTTGCTCTTTAACTCGGATAAGCGGAGTTCAAAGGCCGCTGCTATGGATTCGTCTCGCTTGTTCGCGGCGATTACTGAGAATGCCGACTCAAGGCGCTCAGTGACGCGATCAGTCTCAATGCGCGACACAGACGCATCATGCCATAGGAACACAACGAACGCGCCGCATGCGAGGCCTGAGAGAAAGCGCCACGGCAGAGATAGGAGCCAGATAGGCATTAGGATTCACCGTTGAACATTTTCAGTTCTGCTTTGCGACGGCGAGTTAATCCAGACATCACGCGACCATCGTTCTTGTCCCAGCGCAAAATCTGCAATCCGGCTCCATGGTAATCTCCAGCGTTGAGCATTTTGAGTAGCGTCGAACTGCGCAGACTGCCAATCCCAAGATTGTAGGTGAACGAAACAAGCGCATCGAATTGGTGTTGAGTAAGCGGAACGCGTACCAGTGACGATACAGCATTCTCGAACTTGACAAGGTCGCTAGCGAATCGTTTGTCTGCCTTATCCTTTGTCCATGCAGTTCCTGGACCGATATCCGACCCTGTGCTTCCCCAGCCAATCGTCCATGGCTTACCATCCTTGCTGCCAGGATCAGGGTATGCCTCAAGACGAAGCGACTCGAAGCTATGGATTAGGTCGATACCCGCTTGCGAAGTTTTCATCTGACACCTCGAAAATATATCCCCATCTTACCAAATATTCCTTGACCAATCGTCGCCACTGGCTTAGGATTCGTTTAAGCCAACAGGAGCGCCACCATGCACACAAAAACTGAAGCAGCATTCGTCAAGGCCATTCATCAGGCCATCTCATTCGCTGACGACAAATTCCAGCGCTCTCGTACAAGCGAGTACAAACACATTTTCGGCATGCTGCGCGGTGCATTGCTTGTCGGCGGTATCAGTTACGAGATGTATTCCAAGCTCTACAGCCATGTGTGGGAATGCAAGTTCGACATGGAGGGCGTAGACATGGAAGATCCTGAACAAGCCGAACTGGATATGGAGGATTGATAGTGCACACTGCCATGTGGGGATGCCTGATAAGCGCGAACATATTCCTTTCGCAAGGACAGTTAATAGTTGCAGGCGCATGGTTTGGTGCCGCTGTTATTTATGCTGCATTCATGGATTACGAGGAGGAAAATAAATGAAAACTCTAAAACTAGGCTGCACAATCGTATTCCTCGTGGCTGCATTCGTAGTCAGCAGTCACATGAGCTTTCAAGACGGACTAGACGAGCAGGTGTTCCGCTGCAAGATGATCGCGGAAGGAACCTATCCGAACGTTGACGGATACTTCGAAAAGGTATGCAAGTCATGATTTTCTGGTGGATCTGCGCAATTCTGGTTATCAATCTTCGGGCCTGCGTTGGTTTGATTTTTACCAGCCAGAACCGCCGCATGGAAAAACACAAAGAGTTTATGGGGGGTGTATGGAAAGCGTGAAGCGTTACCACTTAGGAGACATGGGTCTTATTGACGGTGAATCCCTAGGTCGACTCAACGTTGTGCTGGCCGCCGACTTCGACCGCGTCCAGGCCGAGAACCTGGCCCTGCAAGAGCGCCTCAATACGGAAGATGAGCTGGCAAACACGAACGCCTATGTAATGCGTGAAAACGCAAGATTGAAAGAGTCGCTCAACCAGCGCGACGAAGCGAACCACGACCTGAAACAGCGGCGCTACGCAGAGCAGCAGGCGCGGGAGGCGGCAGAGCGTGTTGCAGAGCGGTATCGCTGGCTTCGAAAAACCACGCCATATCGTTTCAAGAAAATGCAGGACGCCTCGGTAACTGATGGTGGTGACGTGCTGTATTTCCATGCGGACAGGTTCGATGCCGCTGTAGACGCCAGCATCGAAGCCGCCCTCAACCCCACCGCCGTGGCGGAAATCGCAGGATCTACCTGCAATCAGATCCGCGAAGAAAACAATCTGCCGACCAACATTCCTTGCGTGGCCTGTAACGGCGGCGCGTGCATAGACCGGTGACTTCCATGAAGAATACAACCGTAACCCTGTCGCGGGAGTTTGAACGCGAAGATCGCTATGTTGTGATCAAGCGCAGCGATCTTGAAACAATCCCCAATCGTCCGGTAGTGCATGAGTTTCTTGCCGCCTTGGCCGAAGTAAGCGCGCACAGCTGTCGCATACCGCAGCGTCGTTTCCTTGTAATCGAAAGCGACTGGCCGGAGTACGAACCGACATGGGCGGCCATCGAACGACGCATGACTGGCGCCGCCCTGGCTGAGCCTGTGCCGCCTGCTGGCGGGGCGTTGGAAGTGTTCAACATGCGCAATGTCATGACCTGCTGTGAAAGCGCCTCGACTTTTCACCTGGTAGCAGGAACATCAAACTGGTGCGCCACTCTGGCAATACAACTGAACAAGGTAGTCCACGCCCACGTCAACCGGCCCCAAGCTGAGGTGGAAGTCCTGGCCGTTCTTGATCGTCATGCCGAAGGTGGCGTTACCTTCAGTCAGGATGCCCTTTCTTACGCTTATCACGGCACCGAACTGGTAGACCGCGAGGTCGTCACCCGGCTACAGGCTGAGGTGGAACAGTGGAAAGGTTCTCGTAACGACCTGATCAAAGGAAACGATGAACTGCACTCGCAGATAGCTGACCTGCAATCCGAGCTGACCAAGGCGCGGGAGTTGCTGGGCCGTGTGTACGACGCTGACTTAGCTGCACGTCATCATCAGCCGTACAACGTCACAAAAGTAATTGACGACGTCGAGAACTTCCTCGCCCACCAATCCGCGCCAGCCGAGAAGGGTGGAGAATAATGGTCAGCATATCTCGTGATCTCCTTGAGCGTATCGCCGCCGAACTATACGTCCGTTGGGCTGACGGCGCCGAGGTGTACGAAGAACTGACATCAGTGTTGGCCGAGCAGCCCGCGCCGGTATCGGTGGTGTTACCTGAACGCAACAACGCTTCGCTCAACCTGAACGAAGAACAATGCGGCTACGTTGACGGCTGGAACGCCTGCCTCGACGAAGTTATCAGGCTCAACCAATGACCCCACTCCAAATGTACAAACTAGGCTACACAAACAAGCAGATAGCGGAGAGTTTCAAGATCAGTAGCTCTACTCTGTCAAGGATGTTGCTTGCTGATCCAGAGTACAAGCCAACAAAGCGCGATTCGCGGGTAAGCCTGGACATCATCAAGGAAACACTGCGCATCCGAGGTAAGGGCGCGACATGGATGGACGCAGCACATTACATCGGATACCATGAGCGAACATTGCAGAGGGCGGTTAAATACTATGCAGCACAAGGTCTTATCGAATAAGTATTACCTCGAAGGCAAGTTAGCCTATCTGGAGAACAAACATGAATGTCCGTATCAGCCAGGACCAGAGAAAGGAATGTGGCTCGCAGGCGTTACAGAGATGCGCGAAGAACTTAGAGTTCTCAGAGAAAGTTTGCAGTTGCAAGCACGAGCTTAGCGGTACGGGTGGAGTATTCCTGCAATCACTGGGGATAATTCTTTGTAATGAGTGCAAGGGTGAGCAGCCGATTAGGAAGCCGATAAAATGAGCCAACGAATCAAACTAAAATTCTTCCCGTTTCCAGACATGGTTTCGGATCTAGTTATCAACCTGGCCGACGACGGTTGGGATATTGAAATGTCTCCGTGCCTTGAGACGGATCACTATGTTCTGATCGCGGAGAAGTGTTACGAAGGTGAGGAGCCTACGATATTTCCTGATGGTCCGACTATCCACTAAAAGAAACCCCGCTTATTAGGCGGGGTTTTTATCTAGATTTCAATCCAGACAGAGCCACGCTTAAGTAGCTGGATACTGCCTTTGACCCCAAGTACAACGCTAGCCCCTGACTTGGTAATGATAAGCGCGTCGTTTTTAACGATGGTTGTGCTGCCGCCCATAGATACTATATTGACGATATCACCATCAGCGGCGCCGGTCAGGAAGGTAATGCTAAGACCGGTGGCAGTTGTATACAGGTTACGCTTGCCGCCAGTTGCAGGAGTTCCGCCACCTATTAGGTAGAATGCATTATCTGTACAGATTCGACTCCATGTATTTGTTCCGTTCTCCACGGTAGCAGGGATAGTGCCGCTGTAAATATCTCCGATTAATGCCTCTGTGGAGTTGAATATGTTCACGGCAGCAGTACCAACAGCGCCGCCTACCCTGATTTTTTTGATAGTTACTTTTGAAGAATCGCGTATTTCAGCAACGTATGAAATCCCGCCCGCATCTGGCAGCGCATCTACGTCAATTTCGTCAATAGTGACGTTGCTGGCAAACCTGGTATGGAACATCGCCATGCCGTTTGTGGCGGACGAGATAGGGGACCGACTGATGAGTCGGCCAACGCGGGAACCGTAGTAACCATCTTGTCCAATAGTGAACAGGCCCCCGGCACTGCCAACAGATTTTATTTCCTCAATACGGCAGACAACATTGGCCGGACCTACAGTCCCTGCACCTTGGCCCGTCAAATGGACGCAGCCGACCCGGTTAGACAGCGGACTGGTGTTGCAGTTAACGAAGTCCAAATATCCAATCTGAATCGTGCCGGTGATGTTGTCGTCAATCGCGGTGTTGACGGGGTTGTACACACACCCGGACACGCGCATAGACCCTAGATACGTACGCTTTGCACTGCCGTTGATGTACAGCGCGTGACGCCCGTGACCGGTTGAGGCGTTGTTATCGAAATTGATCGATCCGATGAAAGTTGCATCCGCAGAAGTGTTGAAACCATATCCGTATTGCGCAAGGGTGCCTTTGATGTTTAGCAGCTCCACATGGTCTGCGATTACCGTCCCGCAAAACAAGGTATGGATGCCTGTGCTTGCGCCGTCAATTACTGGTCGAACCAGCGTCACCAGGCGAACGTACTCGGCGCGAATGGCGCGATGGTACTTTGTGCGACCAGCAAATTCAGTGGTGTCGATAAAATACGGGCGAATCAGGTGAAGCTGATCGGTAGCGTTTGCGTAGAGGTAGAAGTCTTCATCCCCCACAAGCGTGTACGGCGCTCCAGTGAAGTCTATGGTGATGATGTTTGGGCATGTTATCTGCCCGGAAATAATACCGCCCGTTACGTCAGCAGTAAGTCTCGATCCATTGGCTATGGGCAAGACATGATTGAAGATGACGGTATGGTCACTGGATTCAAGCGCGCCGAACTGCGACATCTTAAACCCTGTGCCATCTTCGATACGAACAAAGGCACCATTACCAGATGGGTCTGTTTCACCCGTGCCCGCGAGGAATGCTGAATGGGTAGCGAGAGTGCCGTCCCAAGGTACGGTTGGGGATATCACTTTCCCCCCATCGTGGGTCGATTTTGCTGTGGCGGGACTCCATACGAAGGCGCCGCCCGCTCCCGTTCCGTTTGCGTAGTAGGCGCCCGAAAGGTAATGCCGATTAGTTTGCGCAGGAACTGCCTGAAAGTCTGCCAGCGAATTGATAACTAGCGGGACTCTCCCCACCAAGGCCGCACCTGAATCTGTCAGGTTTTCATCTGAAAGCGCCTGCCGTAATGATTCGTCGCCTACGTCAACCAGTAACGCCTCGTCGGTAGCCCAAGTGCCTGTCAGCATTACCGGGAAACTAGCCGGCATTTTCACACGATACACAGATCCAGCGCGGTCAATTAACTGCGTAGGTCGATCAACCTGCAATGGAGAGCCATCTACATAAGTCAGATGGTTAGGCTCAAATCCGCTATTAATCAGGAATTGATTAAATGCCTGCTCCATCCCTGACCATGACTGTCGTAATACGCCAAGTCGATCAGGAGTGCTTGGGGCTGCACCATTCATCAGCTCGTCGAACACTTGGCTGTTATCGTACCTATCTCTGGCATCAGCAGACGGAACAGGATTCATCGTGTTATAGGTTGTCATGCTAGAGGCCATTCCTTATTAATGGTTAGATCGAAAAGTTCGCTGTATAGGATGTCGTCAGGGAATTCACCCTCACCAACTGGAGGTGCGGCCCTAAATCTTAATTCAAGCTCTGCTGAGTACGACCATAGGTGCGGACCAACTTCTGATGGCCCCGAGTAGACACCAGTAAATCGACAGTCGTGCGAATACACGCCCATTGGCGTCTTGAGTGGCATCTCAAACCACAGGGCACCGTCAACCAGCTGATCTCGCCACCAGGCCTCAAAAGCCTGACCCTGAAGATCTGTGAACAGCCAGCTTATTTTTGCGTATTGCGGAACGCTGGTGAATTTCCTGCGCTGACGAGCACGACCGCTTGCTAGACTTGAGCGCATTAGCGGGCTTTCTAGCTGGTAACTTCTACCGCTATGCAATCCTAGCGGTAGATTTGCCGGGTAATAAATCGTCATGGGGCTAGATCGTCATCGGATAGATATACCCTACTATCATACCCTACTGCCTCTACTGAAGTTTCCGGGTAGCTGCTTGGATTTACCGACGTAATCAGAACCTTGTATGCCCAAGAGACGACAGGGCCAAACAATATGTGAGGTGGCTCTATGCCGTTATCCCATGAAGTGTCTGGCGTGAAGTCTAGCGACGGTATGGATACATGGTAATCGTCAATCCGAGTTGCGGTATAGGGTCCAGATAGTGTTCCGTCAAGCTTTCGGATAGACAAGGCATAAGTGCCAGGCTCAGACCAGTCTAAAGGCTCAGAAGACTCAAGCACGACTGCGCCAACGATTGTTTGATATCCAAGCAAAAGAGCCGATTGTCCGTACCCTGGAATATCCGAGGAAACCGCACAGTAAGACAGGTAGCGGCTGTTCATAGCATCGCCAGGGGTGCTGAAACTGAAGCTGTCGCGTCGATACTCATGGATTCTTCGGCGCCTCATGCCGAACTGGTATGCCTTATCCTTGTCCGTCACACCTGGCGCTGTAATCTTCTCTACACGCCTCCCTTGCAGTGGATCGCCAGGAAGCCGGCAGGTCACAACCTCTTCGGTCCATGTAGTGGAGTCCTGATAGGTAACCTGCACCCCATCAAAGTCGTTATCTGACTTCAGATCTGAATCCATCTTCAGATCGCCCAGCATGTTTTGTGCGCTGTATCCCTGCTCAAGCGTTGTTCTAGGCTCATCGCGTACAGGTCGGATTATTCCTCGATCAACTGTTAGTTCTGAGAACCCAGCACCAAAGATGTCGTTTAGCACATCCTTAACGGTGCGCTCTTCGGTGACAGCCATATCAAACTTGTCGGAACGCGTAGCCCATACGCCATCGGAAAGCCTGTCTATCTCGGTAAGGTCAAGATCATCGTCAGTTAGGCCAACAGACTTTGCAACATATATAGCAGCCGGAGCAATGGCCCTAGTTGGCTGTTGAGGTAGCCAAACTCCACCGCTTCTTACTGGAAGAATTCGTGTAGCAACGACGTTGATCTGGCTTTCAGACTGCGCCGAGATTCGGTCAGAGATTTGAATGCGACCTGTGATTACTGTGCACCCTGGATATACAGTAGGAGCAGTAAGCCTAGATTTAAGAGAAAGCCATTGCACGGTGCTGCGAACTTGAACGTTAGTGACCAGTGGCGCAGTTTTACGCATGCGAACCTCTGGACGCATCGCATAAGGAAGAGAGATGGTGGTAGTTATACCGATCTGGTCTGGAGTTGCGTCAGTTCGAGAATATGACAGAGTTGTCCATGCCTCGCTGATAGCAGTATCTCTGTACTCGAGTTGCCAGCTTGCGCTAACGAGTTCGGGATCTCCGTTTGAGTTATATTTTATGAGGCCTTCAGGAAATAGCACATCAAACTGAATGCTTGAAGTAAGCTCGCCTAGCGGGCAAGCAGGGAACGGTCCGCGCCATCCACCCTGCAAGCTGCCAGAGTCTAGCCGGATAGAGCCGGAGCTAGTGGTTAGGGCATTGAACCCTGGAAAGCTTGAGTCTGAAGAGCCGGATGAGTCTAGGCGCTCAACTGTGATCGCTGAAGATGTCTTAGCAAGAATCTTGAACCGCAATCCGGCAGGACCAATAGACGCAGGACCTGTACCCGTTGTAAGGCTGTTAGCGGGAGCGCCGCCAGTAAAATCTAGAGTGAGATTGGTTCCGTCCCATCCATTGATCGTGTAAAGACCGGCGTTAGTTCCTGCTACCTCGATAGCTTGCCCTACCACTGGAGCCAGCATAGATAGCGGGCCGGTGATGATGTCACGCGCAGTTCCGCCGCCATCGGCGACGGTGTATGTGTAAGGGGCCTGGATGCGGACGATCATGCCCACGGTCCAGTCAGACGGAAAACTTCCTGCGCCGCTTGGAATGGTGACCACGTACCCGTTGAAATTCAAAGATGAGGCGGTCACGGCTGCGGTTATGTTTGTAGACGCGGTCAGGTCAAGCCCTGCGGCTCCTGTGGAGTCCGCACCTACCTCGGTCGCTGTATGCCACCACTCAGCAGCCGGATCACCTGCAAGGCTTTCACCCGGCCCGTATATCTCATATTCAGCCTCTGCCCCAAGCGCTAACAGAGAGGTTTCACCAATACGAACATCAAGAGCGCCAATGTCAAACTCACCAACACCGATGTTCATCAGGAAGCGGGTTTGTTGCACTCTAAGGCCTGAGAAATATTTGTGCGGAGGCAGAAGATAGTCCGGGTAGATCTTCTGCTTTCCGAATGACTCGCGCACAACCTCGCCCAGCTTTACCTTGTTTCCTCGAACGCTGCCCTGCGAAATATCATCGCCTTGACCTGGCGTGTTCGGGGTGCCTGGAAGCTTTGGCATAAGCATTCCGAAAACAGCCTTAACGCCAGCAAACAGAGCTGCGGTAATGGAGAACGGGTCGGTACCTTGGGGAATTGCTCGAATTTCTACTCTGTCACGCGGACGAAAGAATGTAACTGACCATTCAGACTCTGGAATTACCTCGTCTTCTATCTTAACCAGAGCAGGCATGTAGTCGCCCGGTTTGTATCCGCCACTCTTTACGCAGTAGTCATTCAGCCACTCTGCAATTGACATGCGGCGATTTGTTTTTCGTGTGTCGCAAGGTCCGCCATCAAGAAGGTTCGGAAAAATTTCTATCACGATAGAAGGCTACCTTGTAATAAGTCTGTAGGAAGCGGTCTAGAAACATCCAGCGCACACCACTTCCTGGATTGGTTTCCAGTAGAGCTATCCTACCATCTATCTCCACAGCTACAGCGACGTGTACCATTACGCTGGCTCGAAACACAGCGGCTATATCACCTGGACGCAAATCGGCACACTTCTCGAGGGACTGTTCGGATACTTGCTTGTACAGTCTCTGCATAGCAACAGGATTATCCCGATTTGCATCGGATGGACCGGCCAATGCAGGCAATCCCATCTCCGCCCTAACCAGAAGAACGAGCCCCCAGCAATCAAATCCGTTAGGCTCTCTCCCGCCCTTCACGTAAGGAACAAATAGATATTTCTCTACTTCGATCATGTTATGTACTTTATCCCCGGCGAGAATTCAGTAGTGTAACGGAATCTAGGCCAAGCAAGATCAATCAACTTCAGGTAGCCCCCCTGCAACTCTACAGTAGGGCCTTCTGCGCTGAAGTTAAGAGCCTTGAGAACCATTGGCCGCTCGGCTGGCGCAGTGGGGTCTGACTCAAGGTAAAGTCTATAGATCATAAGAACTTCGGCCCCAGCAGCCTTGGCCGAATCAAGCCTGCGTTGTGCCTCACCTCGAACGTTGTCTATTGCAACGCCTAAGACTTGCGATCCCTGGTTATCCTTTTTTGGCAGGCTAACATCCATGCCGCTTGCTTCGAACGTGATAACTCGATCATCCTCTAGAGTGAAGGTTTGATCAAAGAATCCCGCGCAAAGGAATAAAGAGTCCGTCCAAGCCGAGGAAGTAATCTCAAGCGTTGGGATTTCTACATCACTGCCCCCGCTAGACCGGAGAATATCAAGCGGATTCAATTGCCTCTCCTTGCTGTTCCGGTGATTGTGTTTGTTGACTGAGCCGTTTTTCCACCGCCCATCTGATCGCCTACTATAACGTCAATAATAAAAGCTCTATCGGCCTCGCTATATTTGCTAGTCGCAGTTGCTGCCTGGCCTGAATAGTTGTTGATATTTACAATTGGAGCAGCTGCGCCACCACCACCTGCCCTGGCATCTTTGTTGCTGACAACTTCACCACGGGTGTTTGGCATCATGTACTGTCGCCCGTTAGCCGCGTTGAATATCTCAGGAGCGCCAGTTTCGTTTACCCGGTACATACCGCCAGCCGCTACGCCGCCACCGTACTGGCGACCACCTGCGGACTTTGCAAGGGCCATAGTTGCAAGCAGTGCGGCGCCGCCAATGACAGCCGCGCCGCCAAACGATGCTATAGACGATAGCCCCGCCGCTGGAGCCATGGAGGTGGCTACGGTTGCGCCAGTTGTTGCGGCTGTAGCGGTCGTGGTTGCAGCGATTGCGCCAGTCGCGCCAGCCTGAGCAGCGGTAACCGCGCCAATCCCGCCAATGGTTGCGGCTTCCTTGGCCTTGGTCGCGGCCATCATCATGATTTCTTGCTTAACCCAGTCCGTACCCATCTGTACGAACGAGCCAATCACCGAGTTAAGAACGGTGTTTGCGATGTTACCCATTGCATCGCGTAGGCTCATGGTGCCGGACAACAGCCCTGCCAGCGCTTGAGTGCCCGAAGTAGACAGCGCCTCAAGGCTGGCAATCATCGCAGCGTTACCGGCTGACTGAGCGGCGAAACGCTGGGTTTCGATCTCCATCATGCGGGCGTTGTAGTCTGTCTCTGCCTGCTCCTTGAATGTCAGATAGTCCTGATCGCTAAGCATCTTTGCCTGCTTAAGCGTCTCAAGGTCTTTCAGTTGCTTCTCAAGGGACTGCTGAGCGCCTGCTGCTGGGTCTACTTGGCCGAGAAGGTCTTTGTTGGCCTGAGCTTGGTTGAGGTCGTATAGGGCGCCTGCCATCTCCCGGACTTGCTTGATCTGCTCCGGAGTAGCGTATTCATTTAGGCTAAGCTCAGCCTGCTGCATTGCCACATCACGAGCTTTTTGGCCTACAGCAGCAATCTCGGCGCCAAGCTTCGCGTAGAGCTCTAGGTTCTGCTCGATTCCGCGCCTTTCTTCGTTAGCTGCACGTTTTGCTAATTGCTCCGCTTCGGTCTTTACCTTTTTGTTAGTGGCGCCTTCCTG